TTACTCGTTACCGTCATTTCGACCCAGTTTTTTGCGAAGACCCTTCGAAGGATCGGTTTTTTGAAGCCGTAATTGTGAAAATTGATCGCGAATTTCTTCGATTGCCAGTTCCTGACGCTCTACCAGAGTTGTCACTTTCTTCCTTACGTCCGTCAAATTAGCCTCCACTGTCCTTACCGAATCCGAAATTATGGCCTGGGTTGTTTCCTGGGCCATTTTGCTTCTGATATCATTTAAAATGAGAGTCTGAGCATCGGAAACTCTAAGGAACATGGCAATCAAATCTCGGTCGGAAATAGTGTCATGATCGAGCCTATTCGTTGACAATTGTGCTGCATCTCCCTGTTTTTTTCCCTCTTCAGCAAACATTCTCCCCTTGCCGATCAATAGCCACTGGGGGTTCACTTCCGGGTAAGCTTTGATAATTGCAGTAAAAATGTCTGATGAAACTCCTGGGTAAATTCCGCTTCTTCTGTCTATATGGAAAATGCGATTAAAGCTTTGGTAAAGAACGTCCTGCAATTTTTCTACAAACGCGCTAACATTTCCCGATGAGAAGTGCTCTACAAGCTGCTTTACCCGTTCATTTTCGTCTGGTAATGGCGTCTTATTTTTCTCTCCTTTCATTGAAAACAAGTTTGTAAGATTCTATTTTATTGGAATGTTGGAAAAGGCGCCGTTGCTAATGGACACGAAGAAGCTTCCGTTCAAAAAATTTACCGAAAAATTCCCATCGACGGAACCTGCTGAATATCTAGTGATGTTTATTGAAATCGATGCGCTGTCCGGCTGAAGCATGGTCCCGTCAGCAAATTCCCAATTATCTAATCCTAGAGGAAGAGGCCAGCTCTGGGAAAAGGCCTTATATGTATAAAGCCCGGACTGCAATCTGGGTATTTCAAAGCTTAGCGACAGGTAAGATCCATTCGAACCAGAAACGGCGAAACAATATCCGTGGGTTGTGTCATTGGCGGCTGTATTACCTCCGCTTACTTTCGAAATAGCTCCTCCGTTGATGGTCGCGGAAAGTCCATTAGTCACCTTGTTGTCCCTATAATCAAAGGAAACCGAAGAAATCTTTGAACTGGAAGATTCATTTTTTTTCGAACATCCCAATATTGACAAAAGAACGATCGTCGTAGAATAAATGTATACTATTGATTTACAATTCATAAAATAATATATAAATAAATATGCAAAAATGTGTGTATTACATGTTTGTATATTAAAAACATGTTTGTATGTTTGCTATGCAAATCAAATGTAACACAAAATGGATGCAAACACAATAGTCAGGAAGAGGAAAAGCGAGCGGCTCACTGAGGCCGAGCTGCAAATCCTAAAGGGCTACCGTGCCGGTTTCCAAACGGAAGTGGATTGTGCTATTTCGATAGGCATTGACAGAACTGTGCTGGGTCGTGTGATATTGGCCGGCTCCGGATCTCCGGAGACCATCGAGAAAGTCAGAAAAGTTTTGCAGCAGGATGCTGGGGGTAGCTACTAAAGTTCCACAAAGCTAATACCGATTTTTCATCATTGCAACCCGTCAAATCACCTTTTTTCAAATATCACATATATGAGTACCGGCTCCTCAATTGCCTTCACCCATCACTTTGTCGATGACCTTGCCCTGGTCGATGGGTTCTGCCAGCCTTGGGAGCTGGCGATGGATCTTCTTCGATTCAACGGTAAGATCCCCGTCGACAGTTTCAGCCTCCGGGATGAAGGAAGAACCATGATCCTCAGCATGACGGGCAGTAAACTGGCAGATAACTATGAGACGATGATCCGGTTTTTGATCACCGCCCATCGGCTTCCGCTGGAGGCGAAGCGTGACAGGTTTGCTGTAGGTGAAGCGGTATTCGAAGACAAGATAACAATAACCTATACCGGCAGATAATGGACAAAGCCGCCATAGAGAAAAGACTTAGCTCCGCAGAGGCGTTGGCAATGGCGCTGATGCAGGAGGTCTGTAAAACAAGAGAGCTGATCCATAAGGAAGAGGTCTCTACCCCATCCACGGAAAGGCAACCTCTTACGCAGGCGCAGCTGGCTGCGATCGGCGCGAAACAAGATCTCCGAAGGGCAAAAGCCAGGAAGCGATGATCAGAGTCTTTGACGATATACCCAACGTGGCGTTCCGGGCGATCATCCAGCAATACGCCGTCCAGGTAAGCCAGCCGGTATTTACGGTGAGAGAAGAGACGGCAGCCTTAGTCAACTATACCTTTTTCGCAATAACCAGAAACTGATCCTTTATGAAAGAAACAACCTTGGTCACGCTTATCCTCTGGATTGGATTGGCAATTATCGGCATCTCCTTGTGGGGCCTTTGCCTGAGCTCGATCGCGATTTTTTGGCTCTTTCTTTTGGCAGGGTCAGCTATGGTTTCATTCTCAATAATCCAAATCTGTAAAAACGAATAACATGGACATCAACATGGATCCGACGCTACCATTACACCTCGGAGCAATCTTCTGCCTGGCTATAATCTTCCTAGTCTTCCATATCGGATACGACACAAAGGAGCGGGCATGGGTCAAACAGCAGAGACGCCTTGTAAGGGAGGAGAAGAGAAATGCTCCCCGGGCCAAACGATAGGGTTTAAGGGTTGGGCCGCGTCTTTCCGGTTTTTCAGCGCGGCCCTTTTTTTAGAAGTTCTTTAAAGTGCGGGGTAGAGCAGCGGTAGCTCGCGGGTCTCATAATCCCGAAGTCGTGGGTTCGAATCCCTCTCCCGCAACGGATGAGGTTAATGGGCTTTAATGCCATTAATTAGCCAAGCAATCGTTAGTGCCGAGCCTGTTCTCAGGTCTGGCTTTAATAAAGCTAAAACACTTCCAATATATGAACGCGTTCGAAATTCTTACAGCCAATAAAGTGCCGGTAGAAAAAGCCAGGTTGATCAGCCGTGCACTGGACAACCATATCCGAATGAAGATCCTGGAGATGCTGACAGGTTCGTCTATCAATGTTACCGAGATCACCCGGGCCCTCGGGATGGATCAGTCAACAGTTTCCATGCACCTCAGGATCCTCCGTGAATCTGGTCTGCTTTCAAAAGTGAGGGAAGGCAAGTGGGTGAAATACGCCATCGATGAGAGCAAGGTAGAGCAGATCGTGCAAACCTTTTCGCTTCTGCAGTAATGGAGAAGTCTCCATCCTTCTGCGGAGGGTGCGGCACGAATTGGGCCGCGCTGCTCACAGCGGATGAGGAAGAAGAGGACGAGTCTTACCAATACTGCCCGCTTTGCAGGACTGATGCGCATCTGGAGCCGGTTCATCCTGGACCGTTATTCAGATTCAACCCGATCACCGGCGAAACCCTGGACGAACATGGAGCGCCAAAAATATACCCTATATCCGATGCCCCACCTATTCCTTCCTGGTTTGGCTCTTTCGACGAGATGAGATACATATCAGAGAAGAGTAGCAGGGAGGAAAAGGAAAATGAAGCATTGGCGGCCTATCACGCAGCTCTACCGAATGGGGAAGGCGCCGCAAAATACGCCTACCGTACATCACTCATAAAAAACCGATAAATATCATCACCATGGGAATGAATGAGATCCGCGCAATGAACGCAAAGCGCACGGGATATCTCCCGCCGGCAGACACATATGTTGAGGTGAAACCGTCCGGCCCCAAAGAAAAGAAGCCTCTAAAGCGGAGCAGGCCTACGAAGAGGGATAACGCAAAGGAGATCGAGGCTTATTTTGCGACTGTTGAGGCTGAGCATGCTGGCGATTGCCAGTGCTGGGAGTGCGGATCTTTAGTACCCGATAAATTCATTCGGTTCGCAACCGCGCATATTTTCCCGAAGTCAGACTTCGAATCCGTCGCCGCTCACCCTTCCAACTATATAATCCTGGGCGCCCACTGCTGTCACGACAAGAGTCACCGTGTTGACCTTTTCTGCAAGATGGGCATTTGGAAGGAGGCCGTCGAGCGCTTCCTCATCTTCGAATATCTGCTGACGGCGGAAGAAAAGGCCAAGAAATACTACACGCTCTTCAGAGAGGCTGCAATGGCATCCTTCCCTGCGTTATTCCCCGAATCGATAACCCATCAACTTTTAACCAATGCGTAAAGAAATGCTCAAGACCGGCGGTAAGACCGTCGCCACCATCTACCATGTCAACAAGCCAGTCCATGTGGCGCCGACCATTGTCGACGTGAAGACGGTCGGCGGCACCAGGTTCTATGTGGACAGCGCGGGCAAAAGCCATGTGGCAGATATGTATGACGCGGTCTTCGGCAAGCGTGACGCAAAGGCCATCAATCCTAAACCGAAGTTCGCCTACCAGCGCACTTTTAAACCCAACAAATAGCCGTGCCATACCTCACTGAAGATATCAGCTCAACGCTCTATCGGGGACAGATCTACGCCACGGCCTGGACCGAGGTGGATCTCATCAGTGATCATGGCGGCATCCTCATTGTCAAACCGAAGATAGGAATTGGATTCTCTGTCTTCCCATCTCAATTAACCAATGAACCAGGCACAATCTCATTACGTCGGAGTTCAGACGCTGAGCACGAGGAGGCTGCAGCAATACGCCGACCGAAGCGGGCTCAGCGTGCAACAGGTAAAGGTCCTGCTCAGCTATCCCAGCAGCCATCGCTGCTACAGGATGATATCGGGAGCTTTGCGGGATTCCCAGACAAACGATCCGTCAGTAACACATCACCAAATTCATAAAAACTAAAATGGCAACAATTACCATTGACGACAGTAAGATCAGGCGCCTTTACAAGACCGCCGGCCAGGAATTCAAGGAGCTTCTGGAGGCCGAATTCGGTCCGAAATTTTTCTCCGGTGACATCACCGGACGCATATTAAGCTTCGAAGACGCCTGCGCTGAGGTTGGCAAGGATCCGCATGACCGCTTCTTTTCGGAAGCTCGTCCTCACGAAAACGCTATTCGGAAGATAGAGGTATGGGCGCTTGCTCTCAATGAAGGGAACGTGCTAAGCTATACAGATCCTTCCACTGAAAAGTGGCGCGTATGGGTAGTCTATGACGAGTCTATCTCCGGCTTCCGGTTGTGCGCTGTCGACTACGATGGCACGGGTACGTACTCGGGCCTCGGCTCCCGGACCGCCTTTGCTTCTGAGAAGCTGGCTCGGCATTTTGCCAAACATGCCATGCCGCTGATAAACGAGTCTTTGGCCTGATCTCATTTTTTAACCATTTACAACTCAATAACATGCAAATCGAAAGTTTAGAGCAGGCCTGCGAAATGCGCGGATGGGACGCTCAAACCGTGATCCCCGATATGTCCTGCTATCCGGAGAAGCATCGCGCCGCCCTCATGGCTGTTGCCGAGATGATCCTGATCACGGACGCCGCCAGGGAAAAAGATCCTGATTGGAATAACCGCGACGAAGAGAAGCATACCGGCTGGATGGATATGGAGGTAGACAGAAACAACCCCACCGGCTTCCGGTTGTTCGCTGTCGTCTACGATTACGCGAGTGCGCACTCGGGCCTCGGCTCCCGGCTTTGCTTCGAAAGCGAGGGCGATGTGAGATACCATTTCGAGAAACATCTGGATAAGATGCGCGCCATGATGGTCATCGAGAAATAAGATTTTGGGTTGTGCGGCGCCAGAGCGGCGAGGTTTTCGGTCCGGCTTCCAGTTGTACGATGTCAACTACGATAACACGAATACGAACTCGGGCCTCAGCTCCCAGCAATTGCAATTTAATTTTTCCGCGCAGCAGACCCTGCCAACAGGGCAAAAAAAGACTCATTAATAAGAGGCGTCAGTAGGGTGAATGCCCGGCCGCGACTCTTTGAAAGCAAAGGGAATGAAAAGAATAAATGGACTTTACGATCGGATCATATCGCTGGAGAACCTCCGGGCGGCTGACACTATTGCCCGAAAAGGTAAGCGTCGGCAGTACGGGATATACAGGCATGATAGGAACCGGGAATCCAATATTCTGGATCTTCACTCTTCCCTGCAGTCCGAAACTTACCGGACATCACAGTATTCCACCTTTAAGGTATTCGAGCCAAAGGAGCGGATAGTATTTCGGCTGCCTTACTATCCCGATCGGATCGTCCACCATGCCATAATGAATGTCCTGGAGCCGGTGTTCGTTGCATCGTTTACGACTGACACCTATTCCTGCATCAAGGGGCGAGGTATCCATGGCTGTCTTAGGGCAGTCAAAAGAGCGCTTCGGGATGCGCCGGGGACCAGGTACTGCCTCAAGTTGGATATCACCAAATTTTACCCATCCGTCAATCACAGGATACTAAAGAATCTTCTTCGCCGGAAACTCAAAGACGAGCGGCTCCTGGCGTTGCTGGACGAGATCATCGATAGTGCTGACGGGCTGCCGATCGGAAACTACCTGAGTCAATATTTCGCCAACTTCTACCTGACCGGTTTTGACCATTGGCTGAAGGAGACAAAGCGCGTTCGCTATTATTTCCGATACGCTGACGACTTGGTCTTCCTGGCGCCTGACAAGGGATCGCTACACCAGCTGCTGGCGGACATCCGGGAATATCTCTGGCTAACGCTTAAGCTCCAGGTCAAAGGCAATTACCAGGTTTTCCCTATCGGCAAGAAGAGGGGCAGAGGCCTTGACTTTATTGGCTATGTATTTTACTCACATCTCCATATCCTACTGAGAAAATCCACTAAAAAGAGGTTCGCACGGTTAGTAGCAAAAAGACCCAATCTCGCATCGATAGCGTCCTACTACGGATGGGCCTGTCACTGCAATTCAAAAAACCTGCTTAAAACCTTATTGGATGAAAAGTTTTTCAGATTTCGGCATCGAATCAAGCCAGGAGGCATTCACAGGAGACAAAATAAAGATCGAGCGCCTATTGAATCTGCCTATCCTGGTGCTCAAATACAAAATCGGGCAGTCAAATTTCAAAGGCAGATTGCTCACGCTGCAGATAAAGAAGGGAGAAAGTGAGCATGTGGTCTTTACTGGTTCCGCTACGCTCATAGAAATGATTGAAAAGGTTCCTGCTGATGGATTCCCATTCCAGGCAACCATTATAAAGAAGGACGAACGATTCATTTTTACTTAGTTGAAGAACATCGAGATATAGGAAATGCAAAGAAGGTCAGACATAGTGAAAGAGTTACTGGAAGGCGCTTACATAATGTATGCCGGCAGCCGGCCGACCTTATACACCGGCAACCAGCAGCCATCTCTGCGACTGACGAATGGCACCTATAAGTACTTGCGGAACGTGCTGAAGACCAGCAAAAAGAACAAACGACAGTATATCAGCATCCGGGCGATCCAGCAGCTACGCCGGCATCACGGAATAAAGAAAGCCTATAAAAAGTTTCACAATGAAAAAGTTAATCATCAACTCCAAGGATCTGAAAGCCGCCCTGCAGAAGCTCAGCCAGGTAATCGTCAAAAAACCTGTCATCCCTGCTCTATCCAATATTTATTTGCGGGTCCGGGGCAACGAAGTGGAGTTGATCACGTCCGATCTGGAACTGACCATCAGTTATGTCTGCAAATGTGAGTGCGTCGAGGAGTTCGAGCTGCTGCTGCCTTTCGAATTCGTTTCGAAGCTGGTTGGCCTTCTTCCCCAGCAGCCAATCACCATCTCTCTCCTTCCTAAGAATAAGGGAGAGATCATAGGCGAGGGAGACATTCACAAGCTGGGTACACTGGATAAGGTGGAAGACTTTCCGAAGATCCCCAACATCCCCTCCAGGAAAGCCGTTGACCTGGATGCGAGTTTCATGCGGTGGTTAGAACGGGCGATGGAATCGGTAAGTAAGGATAAGCTGCGTCCGGCAATGACAAAGGCGCTGCTGGAGATCAGCCCGGATGACATAACGATCGTCAGCACCGACGCCCACAGCCTCTTCCGCCATAAGTTTCCCGTTCAGTCGCTGATGACGGAGCAGATACTGATCTCTCCTAAGATCGCCCTATCCTTGCAAGGGTTTGAAACCACAAAGCTGTCCTGGAATGCGACACATCTTGCGATGAAAGCGGATAACGTGACCATTATCGCCACCCGGCATAATGATAAGTTCCCCGATTACCGCGTAGTGATCCCCAACCAGCCGGCCAACCTCGATATCAGCCGCGCGGAACTGATCAGCGGGATAAACCGCGTCAGCCTTGTCAGTTCCCAGCAGATTAAATTCCAATTCACCGGCGACGCCCTGGACAAACTGACCTTATATGCGGAGAATGAGGAAAGGAATTCGGCGGTAGAGGTATCCGTCAGCTATTCCGGCAATACTCCATCGATCGCATTCGCGCCGGAGCTTTTCAAAACCCTGCTTCATCAGATACCTTTTTCGGAAATCCGGCTTCATATCGACTCTGCTGTCCGCGGGGTCCTCATCACAGCAGAAGAGGATCCTGATTATCTGGGAATGATTATGCCACTCTTACTTAACTAAATGAATATGAACTTTTTTACTGACCTGGCTGCCTACGGGCAGGGAATTGACATCAGTCTGCGGATCAAGGGCAAAAATGGGAAGCTGACGATCCAGATCGAGCCCCAGCCCGCACATAACTCGACACTTAAGGCCTTGCGTGTTACGGGTAGCCCCGAGGATCTGGACCGGGAGTTTTCCGAAGCGGCCAAGGCTGCCAGCGTTGTTCCGGAAGGAGTGCAGAATAGCACGGCAGATATGGAAGCTGATGTTGCTTCGGCGGCTCATAAGCCAAAGGAAGAAGGCCGATCCTTCCCTACAAAGAAGAATACCGGCAAGAAAAGCAACAAGGCTAAAAAGACGGTGCCGCCAAAGAAGGGAACTCCTCCGGTCTCAAAGACCTCTCCAACACCGGTGGATATGTTCAGTCCTGGCACCCCGGGGGCGGCGGTAGCTGACGAGCCCAACACCGACGACCAGGATGAAGTGGAGGAAGGCGGAGAGACCGATGAAACCGAAACCGAATAATCACTTTAATATTTTCCTTATATGCCACTCGAAGTAACCAATCTCAAAAGAGCCTTTTCCTTTAAGAAGGACGGCAAACGCATCGATCTAAGCGATCCCAACCCTGAGTTCTCTGTCCAGGAGGTGCTTCAGTTCTATTCCGGACAGCACTCCGAACTGACCACCTGTACCATCGATGGTCCTAAGATCGAAGGAGATAAGGCCATCTACGAATTTAAGACGACAGTAGGGACAAAGGGATAATCATGAAACTCAAAGATTTCAAAAAGTCATGCCGAAAAAAGCTACCAGCAAAAGATCTTCACAGCAAGTTGGGCGCCGCGCTAAAAGGCGAGCTGCGGGACCACCATCTTCACGCAAGAGACCAGTACATGCTCCGCAGACTGCCAGCATCGTCGGAGATTCCCTGGCTGCCATGAGGTTCAAACCGAAATCCGGAACGGAAGTGTTTTTTGCCGTAGGCGGCTTGGATGGCGATGATGCAGAGCGGATCTACGGAGATATCTATAAAGGATACACCCGGTTATACGAGCTTCTCAGGAAAGAAAGGATGGCCTTCGATCCGTTGAAAAAAGGCTTGTCTTACCCGGTGGCGCTCGGCTGGCTTCTTCGGCAGATCAAAACATTAGTGCCGGCTGAGTTTGATTTCAATATTGACTCGGAAGAAAACGGGTCAGGTTGCCACCTCACCATTTTCAAGGAATGCTATTGGCCCAATCAATTTCTTGCCCTGGAATGCGGACCCGCATTGCTTAAACTTGGCAAAGTAAACCGTCCCCTGCAAGCTCTCTTTATGAGTTTTATCCGGACTTTCGGCGGCGCGACATCCATTGACATTTGGACAGCAGGTATGATGGGTAACAGCCTGGAGATGCTCGACGATAATATGTTGCAAATGGAAGGCGACCGCGATCCGCAAGACCTCGAGGAGATGGGAATCGAAATTAAGGCGCACCGATCGGGAATTCCATACAAACTTTCAAAGCAGATCAGAAAAGCTCCCTTAATGAGCCCTGATGAGCTGCAGCGCCGGGCTAAGCGGTATAAGGCCGGCAACCCCATTGCGAATCTTATTCACCAAGGCGCTGAATTACTCAGAGAGGGATGCAGCCTGATGGATTACACGTACTGGTCCAGTCCTGAAGACATGTACCACAATGCCTGCCTCCTCTTACTCGATCAGGCATCGTTCGTATGGGAATTCAACACCCATCTGATGAATGAGCATGAAGAATACCTCGACTGTCAGGCGCAAGAAGGTGTTCAGCAGCCTATCGTATCTGCCACAATCGATCGGGCGACGAAAAGCCTTGATATGAAAGCGCTTTCCAAAAAGGCAGACTGGCCGACGCGTTTGGTGGACTTCTTCAGCCGGGCGTATGAACTAACCGAAAAATTCAAACAGGCATGAACGAGCTTACCGACAACCTCATTAAAGAGTATCATCCCAGACTGGCGATCATCGCACACACCTCTGCCCTGAATGACTGGCGGGATGTATACCTCGAAAGCCACCCTATAAACGAGGCTGGGCAGATACTGGAAGGAAGACCCCTGAAGCAAGAGACAATCCAGGAAATAGTAGATGTGTTTTTTGATGAACGGCAGAACGCGGTCGCGGTCAGCGGTATGATCCCCGCCAATGTGCTCCAATTCGAGGTTTTACCCGGCGGCAGATACTCTCTGATGTGGTACCGCCCGGCAGAACGCCGCCGGATCTATTTTTCAGAGTCTCTTAATATTCCATCCGGTGAGGCCTGGATGCCTCCGATGATCTATCATACGAAGGACAGCCGGGGACTGGCGATGTATGCATTGGCAAACGACGACCGCCCTGCCGAATCAACCCGGTTATTTAGAGCGCCATTCCATAACATCTATGACGATGGTGACGTCTGCCTGGGAAATGCGCAGGTAAAGAAGCCGTCTCAGAAGACCTACGCATCCCTTATGAAATATTGGGAAGATCTCTTTTGGCTGAGCGAGTTTACTCACCTCAATGGCACCGCCAATCCTACAAAAAGTAACCTCGCGTTGCTTTGGCCAAAGCTGGTGAAAAATAAGAAGCTGACCTGGTCGCAGTTGGATGAGCTCAAGCCCTATAAAAAACAAACCGTAAAAGACTTAATATGATCGTTCACTATACCGAGAAATATCTGCTGAACCCCGTCCATAGGATCACCGTCAACCTGGTGGGCCTCGGCGGCACCGGATCACAGATGCTGACCTGCCTGGCCCGGCTCAACGAAACCCTCAAGGCCTTGGGTCATCCGGGACTTCACCTGAAGGCCTGGGATCCGGATACGGTAACCTCCGCGAACCTGGGCCGCCAACTCTTTTCTCCGGCAGATCTTAACCAGTCGAAGGCCATAGTGCTGACTTCCCGTATAAACAGGTTCATGGGCCTGGATTGGGAGGCTCATCCCCGGGAGTACAACGGAGGCGAACCCGCCAATATCCTGATCACCTGCATCGATACTGCCGCCGGGCGAGTTGCGCTTTCGGAACATGTCGTTGAACGCAAAACTGTAGAGGTAATAAAAAGACCCTATTACTGGCTGGATCTTGGCAACCTGCAGAAGACCGGTCAGGCCATACTCGGAACTGTCAATAACATATCGCAGCCGAAAAGCGATGAACACACCACCCGGGCGACATTGCCCAATGTGGTCAAATTCTTCCCGCGGCTCAGGAAAATTAAAGAGGAGCAGCAGGGCCCCAGCTGCTCCCTGGCAGAAGCCATCAGAAAGCAGGATCTGTTCATCAATAGTGCGCTGGCGCAATTCGGTGCCACTCTTCTTTGGAAGTTGTTCCGGGAGGGAATGATTCGGCACCATGGCTTCTATCTGAACCTTGATACTCTGCAGACCAATCCTATACCTATTAAGTAACCAATCACTCTAAATAAGACCAAAGATGAAACTGAAGTATTTCTCAGAACAAACGATGCCCCGGAATATGGGGGGGGGGAAATCGTGCATTCCCCGGGTCAATTTTGGCAACAAAGGCGCCGTTGCCTTCAATAAGGAAGCCGGTAAGTTGCTTGGCTTCAAAGTCGGCGACAAAATATCTCTCGGCCAGGACGAGGAGGATCCGGAAAACTGGTACTTCTTCCTCGACAAGGACAACGGGTTCGCGGTACGCCAATATAAGGACGGCGCCTGGCTCTTTAATCACGCGGCCCTGGTTTCAGCCTTCGTGGAGTCGAAAGGTTTTGATGCCGGCAAAACCATAAAAGCGTTGATCGCTGGCCAACCAACGATCATGAAAGGCGACAAAGCCCAGACGAAGTACTGGGGTATCCTGGTCCGGCCGAGCATATAGTTTAAAACACCTTTCTATATGACCGACTATTATTTATTAACCCAGCTGGTCGAGAAGACCAGGAAGTTGAGAGAGGCGCAGGAGGCTTACATCAAACAGCCTGGTGATCCGAAAACGGATCAGTTGAAAAAGGCCCATTGGGCAGAGCGAAAGCGGCGGGAGGAGGATGTAGATCGTCTTCTTCCGCTGATCAAGACCGCCCGACCGGAGCTATTTTGTTGACGCCTTAGTTTTTAATCCGTACCCGCCAATCCTAAAAAGCCGTTATGGGCAGATCCGTTAAGCCAGGTATTACATTTTATAGGATGGACAGCGGTCACATCCTGAATAAGAAGATCAGACTTTTGTTCAACGAGTTCGACAGCGACGGGTATTATATCTGGCATGCCCTGGTAGACTATGGCTACGGCAAGTGGGGGTATTATTTCGATATGAACGACAGGGACGAGCTGGAGCTCTTTGCGTCCGAATACTGTAAGAAAAAAGTGAGCGCCATCCAGGAAGTGATTGCCGGGTGTATCCGTCGGGGTCTTTTTGATAAGACCGTGGCCGATATGTTTGGGATCCTTACCTCCGACATGATGCAGGAGACTTTCCTTATTGCGACGTCTGAGAGGCGTGCTAAGGATACGTACTTCGAAATGCGACAGGAATGGGTGCTCATTGATCTTTCTTCGGATGTTCCAAAGAATATAGTCATTGTTCCGGGGAACAATTTGATTGTTCCGCCGAAAAATCAAGAAAATCCGCCGAACAATCCACAGATTAGAGAAGATAAGAGTAGAAAAGAAGAGAGAGGGGCGCCTGGGGCGCCACGCGATCGGGACAATGGGGAGGGTAGTGGGAGGAAAAAATTCATTCCTCCGGTATTTTCCCAAGTGAAGGCCTACTTCCTTGCCACGATAGGGGCGCCCGACCATCCAAAGCACTGGCCTGAAGACAAGTGCGTCAACCAGGCGAGTTTGTTTTTAGATCACTACAAGGGAAATGGTTGGATCCAGGGGCAGGGTCGGGGCCGGCCGATCAAAGACTGGGAGGCGACAGCTCGCAACTGGATCAAACGGGAACTCGGCGGCGAATTCAAATTGCCAGAGCGAGCCAAGCCCGAGCCACCAACACCGAAACGCCAGGAAGATAACGGGCCGAAGCTCACCCCGCTACAGATCGAGATCAATGCCCTCTTTGACCTATGGTCTGAAAATCCGGAGCACTGCACGGTGATCAGCGTTACCGCCGATCACTACAACCTTCTGAAGAGCGCCGGCAGGGTAGCGTTTTCGCCGACGGAGACAGAGACGATCAAGCAGCTGGCGCTGGCGCACATGCAGGAAAAGAAGCTGGAAGGCGAGAGCTATCAGATCCGACTGATGAAGTCGTTCGGCGTCCTCGAGTTTTTCAAGCAGCAGAAGGCCGCCGGCAACATTGAAATTTTCGAATTAAAATAAATCCGATATGGCAAAAGCTAATATGGACCTCTTTGCTGCAAACCTGCAGTACCTGATGCGGAGGCTGGATCTCACTGGCGACGAGCTGGCTGATCTGCTGAAAATGAAATACCCCCGGATCAAGGCCTGGGTAAACGGCAAGACCTATCCGGCGCACGAGGCGATGGTGCAGCTATGCCAGGTGTTGGGTTACTACGACATTTTCAAAATGCTCACCGAAAAGATCACCCTATGAAGGGTACGACCCATGACCGGTATGTCGAAATGGTCTCGATGCTTTGCGCCGGCGAGACGCAGAAAGAGATAGCCGCCAAGTTTAAGACCCGAAGTAGAGTAATCTCCGCATCGATCGTTCGTCTTCAAAAAGCCTACAGCGCGAGGACCACCGACCAGCTGATCGCCATCCTCTTCAGGCACGGATTGCTAAAATGAAATTATTAAAAACTCAATATGTCAGAAACACAAAATACCCCCCCCCATGCGCATTTCGACATTATCGTCACCGAAGATCTCCAGGTGTCAGAGAAGGGGCTCAACAACGGCACATTACAGTTTACGGGCTGCAGCGTCTGTATGGCCGCAGCCATCGCTTCGCACATGTGCCAGAGTGAGGCAATCCGAGAAATGATCTTTCGATCGGTCGGCATGTATACCATGCAAATCATGTCATCCCAAAAACCAACATAAAATTTACTATATGAATGATTTTTCATTGTGTAGCAACATCCCCAGTGGCTTCGCGAGCATCGGGTGCGACGCGGGTGGCAATACCATCACGGCCCTGGTGGTGGTTGAATTCAAAAGGGTAGATGGCCGGCTTATCGCCTTCTGCCGGGATGCCGCTGATCCGATATACGGGCGGATACTACAGGCGGATGTGACCGAACACTATACTCATCTCCGAGATGAACAGATCCCTGTGCTGCCCGCTCAGCTCAAAATGCCGCCAGTGGGCCAATTAAACGTAGAACGCCCGATTGAGCAGCAAACGCCGTTGCAAAGTATTCAGGGCCGACATCCCCGGTATAAGAATCATAAAAACAGGAAACGATGAACCAAGGACTCATATCCGTCATCCTCCCACGTAGGGAGAATCCGGAACAGCTGGCGATCAAAAGGCTCGAAGCTGCCGCCCATAAGGTCCCCAACTTCCAGATCAGCTTTCGCTCCCGGGTGATCTGGGGGATCAAGGCTGGTCCGCTCGAGGTCCGACATGAGGACTTCGTAGAGTGTGCAAACGAATTTTCAAAAAAGGCCCTTCAAGGGTAAAACAACACAAATGAAATTTATACCAATACTTTTTTCCCGGCCAATGGTTTTGGCGATCCGTTTTGGCTGGAAGACAATGACCAGGAGAACTACCCACGATAATGGAGATACTCTTATCGGGTATGAGTATGTGACTGGCTGCCCGACTTACCCGGCGACTTGGAAGGGTAAGTCATCAGAACCCTATACAGGATGGGCTGCAAAATTTTCGAACCTGCCTCTGGCTATGCCACGGATATGTCCTTATGGGCAGCTTGGAGACGTGCTATGGGTAAGGGAGGAACACTACGCCTTCGGTTGGTGGGAAGACATAGAAGGCGAATTCACCGAAACCGGCAAGCAAAAGACACAATTCGTCCACACTGACGATCCGGCCATGAGTGACATCTACTTCGCTGATACCCTTCCGTCATTTATCCGTCTTTCCGAATCCAGGGGATCCTTTCCTGCCTGGCACAGACGGCCCGGGATGTTCATGCCAGCAAAATACGCTCGGCTATTTCTTGAGGTCACCGCCGCCCGAGTTGAACGAATTCAGGAGATAACCGAAGCGGATTGTATAGCTGAAGGCGTCACGATCGGCGAATATCCCAATAATCTCGCATCCGTCGCCTTCGTTGACTTGTGGATGTCAGTTAACGGCAAGCGCTCCTGGTTGGACAATCCCTGGGTATGGGCAGTTTCTTTCAAGAATGTCGAAAAGTCTCAAAATTTCCCGATATGACTCAGTTGCAATTATCGAAGCTACCAGGTATACCATGCATGTTTGGAGCACCCTTTTATCCCGGTGGAATGCCACTGTCTCCTGACAATGTATCTTTCTGCGACCTCACCATTCGTCAGCTTTTTATGAAAAGGGCTAAGGATATATCCCTGAAGATCGTCCCAGATTTTGATGAAGAGGAAATCCTGCGGAATTACGCCTTGTATCATATCCACGCTCCATTATTTCAAAGCGAATTTACCGAGGAGTTGACCAGTCGGGATTTATCCGATGAAAGCCTGGATAGGCTCATATTTCTTTGTCTCGAATATGGGCTCGACCCATTTTAACTATTAAATACGGGAAACCGGATAATATCATGGAGCAGAATAAGCAAATGATGGAGGAAGAGGCGTTAGATTTCTTTTCAGAGTTATACGGAGGCATGCACCATGTACCCGGATACAAAGTCCATGAATGGGGCGACGGATCGATGGTAAAGCATGACGCCGGAGAGATGGCGACCTACGACCACAACATGCTCACCCGCCTCGTGCTGATGGCTCACGACAACTGCTATAGGGTGTCAATTTCTAACCACGGACCCAAATGCTTGAAGATATGCGTCTGGAAAAGAAAGGGAAGAGAAGGTAGCTTATTTGAACGCCATCCTACAATAGAGCAGGCCATAGAGAAGCATAGGGACGCATCAAATCCAATTAACAGCTACCGGAAATCCCCTTCATTAACCCCTAATAAATAAGTCTATATGCCTACATGGATAACAGATGGGTCATTACCCAAAAAACCAGGCAATTATGTGTGTGAGGTTGAAATCGAAGAATTCGGGATAAAGTACTGGCCCGCAACCTACGCTTACTTTGATGGAGAATCTTGGTTTGACCTTAAGGCCTGCGGAATGAAGGCTACAAAGGTTCGCCGCTGGCTCGAAGAATCAGACTCCATCATCCATGCTAAGGGAGGGGCCGGCCAAAATGAACTCGCTCAAACATTCACCATCACCCGCCAGATAACCGTAAGCGCCGATAAGCTGCCTATGCCTCAGGCTACCTACGAGGCCCTGATCGATCAGGCTATCCGGCAGATCCTGTCCTTCCCGAACTGGACCAACTACAGCTGGGAGAACAGGACTGTTGAACCGGAAACCAAGGTCGACGACATTGATGCCGTCAACCTATTGTAAACTATTAACCGTCAATACAAAACAATTCAATTATGCCGATGAGCGAAGAGACTAAAAAGATACTGCGCGAAAAAGGACGCGAGGACCTGATCGAGATAATGGAAATAAAAGACGCGGGCTATGCCGGTGTCCTTTCCAACGGAAATATTGTCGATCGGCGAAAGCACCCCGAAGCAGTGCCTATGCAGGAGAATCAGCTATTGGGCATACCCAAACCAAAACCAGTATAGCAAAATGAAGAAACTATTATTAGCCTCCCTGATCTTCCTAACCAGCTGCGGACCAGCCCGTGACCTGAATGATCGCCCATGGAGAGCAACCCAGGTATGGCGCCGGGTAACGGCCGGCAACGGAAATAACAGTTTAAAACAAGTTCAATATCCACCACGACCATGAGTGAAATGAAAGTAATCATCGAAGGGGTTTGTATTTCATTGACGCCGAGTCAAATAAATGCGATTACCAAAGAGAGGAAACGGCGGGAAAAGTGTCGAAGCTCCTTTGAAAAAATGCTTGTGCATTTTGGGTTCACCGGGGTGCCGGACCTGCCCAATTCTTTCGAGCATAAGGCCTGCGACTGGTATGCAGAAATAACTGACAGGGGTGGATGGAGTGATGTATGGATGGTGGGTCATGGCCTTCGACAAGGAAGATTTCCTGGAGGATGGATATATGACGATCCGGAAGAAATTGAAAAGGAAATTATTCGGGCCTTGGAGCAAACAGATTTTACAAAGCATTAAACAAACAAATTATGAACCCAGCCACACCCCGCCGCGCCTTACTGATCATCGGCGCTACTATCGCCGCGATCGTTATCCTGGCCGCCTGCCATCACTTCTTTTACGACTGCCCGGCCTTTAACCCTATTATCGAACATTCTGAAATAAAGGAGGATAGCGTATGAGGTTTCAGTCCATCAATCTCCGGTCAATCAGGTATTTTGTGAGCGCCCAACCTGTGGCCCGGAGGAAGGAATCCGCCGGCTCGTATGCGCGAGGCTCCCATGTGACACCTGCTCCGGGATAGAACCTCCACATTGAGATAGTGCCGACCTGAGCATCGACAGTTTTATCAGATACGCGAATGTTGAAGCGCCCGTTGCCAATGTCCTGGCCGATAGCTTCGAAGGTCTCAGATTGAAAAGGAACGATAAAAGTAAAGGCGGTCATGATGCATATTTTGCATCCAATGTAAACAATTAAAAATCAAATAGCAAGATGAAAGCCTACATAAGCAAATACGCCCTGACGGCAGACGTCTATGAGGTGGAGGGCCGCTTGGATGGACTCGTATTTAGATACCAGCGGAAGGGCATCGAAGCGGCGCTGCTCTGGTGTGTGGAAGTCCATGCCACGAAAGAGCAAGCCGTATCAATGGCAGATCGCCGCCGGGATGACCGAATCAAGTCGTTGGAGAAACAGATTCATAAACTTAAAATGCTGGAATTCAAATGAACAAGTCGAAACTGTTGTGCATCATTGACGGAACATGGGAAGAAGAAATAAGGGTTTTAGGGGGATTTGTCAAGTATTGGAAGGACTCCACCGGACCAGCCTATGGCGACATTGTAGCGAAAACCGGAAGCTTTCACGAAGGCGGCGACCTATACTACTTTCTTGAGGAATGGCCTCCGAAAGACGATACTGATGGATATTCGGCCGACTGCTTTATCCCCATCGAAGAAGAGAGTGAAACAGCAGAGTTCGCTATCGAAAGGGAAAATAAGACTATATGAAATCCAGAAACCAAACCATCCACCAGGCCCCGATCGGCATCCTCCTCACCATGGGCGCCCAGATCATATCTGCCAACGGAGGCCTGCGAAGTTTCGTCACCCACTTCACCAACTGCTGCAGGGACGAGAATAGCGGCTTATGGCTCCAAAAGAGCAGAGCCTGCCCAACACAGGACATAGCACAGGTGTACCTCATTCTCTGCAATAGGATCTGGGCCAGGGTATACTTCGGTGGCTACAGCAAGGAGCCGACAACCGTATGGATGCTGGACGGGACAGAGCGCACCTTTCCGTACCCACACATGATCCTTTCAGGTCCTATTGAGATGGCCCCGCGTAAAATGCCCATGCGCGGTTTTCAGGGATTCCGCTATGTCCACGAATCACTTTGGTAACAATTCTAAAAAAGCAATATATGTTTCGACTATTTAAAGGAAAGGAGCGAATGAAATTGATCGCAAAAAAGACGATCATCTATCAAGGGTATGAGATTATCATGGAGGTATTTGAGCTGAAATTATCCGAATGGTCAGCCACCATCCTCTATCGAATACGGTATACCGTAGCGGGCTATGAGCGAGATGAGGATGTCGATATTACTCAGCTTCAAAGAATGCTGGACCGGCAACTCGACAGGGCTCGTACCTATGTCGAACGTCTGGTGGGCAAAAAAGGCCTGGAATCTATCGCTCTGGAGTGGTTAAACAAACAATAATGCAAGACAAAACCATTAACATTGGCATCAGCTGCCATCTTCAACGGCTTATCGAGACATGCGCCCTTGTTCAAGCCTCGCGCGGTGGAGGCAAATCCTACCTTGTCCGGAAAATGGATGAGGAGATAAGCGGGCACTGCCAGCAAATCATCATAGATCTTGAGGGTGAATTTGTTTCCCTTCGAGAAAAATTCCCATTTGCTCTTCTTTCCGTGGAGGGAGGTGATATTCCGCTGAATATACGCCACGCCGGAACCTATGCCCGTAAGTTCATGGAAAGCAACATGTCGGTGATCATCGACTTATCTGACCTGATGCCGGCTGATAGGATCCTCTTCGTGCGCGACTTCTGCCATGCGCTGATGAATCTCCCCAAGCACCTATATCATCCCCTTCTGGTGTATATCGACGAGGCGCATGTCTTTTGTCCACAGGACGAGAGTGCTATCTCTTACGCCTCCATAATAGATATGGCTGCCAGGGGAAGGAAGAGGGATATCGGGCTGGTCCTGTCCACCCAGCGCGTAAGTAAGCTGCACAAGGACGTGACAGCCGAACTGCTCAATAAGGTTATCGGCAGGACCGGCCAGGACATTGATCAGGCTCGTGCCGCAAAGGAGCTGGACTGGAAACAATCAGACAAGACCCTACTCCGCAAGCTCGAGCCCGGCGATTTCTATTGTTTTGGGCCGGCATTCCAGGAGGAAACGGTTAAATTCCACGTCGCTCCTGTTGCCACCTCCCACAAAAAGACTGGCTCCATGGGTACCGTAACCCCACCGACGCCCGATGCCATCAAAGCGATGCTGCAATCTCTCCAGGATCTACCAGAAGAAGCCGAACGCGAGCTGGAGACTAACGAGCAGCTGCGCAATGAGGTTACCCGGCTTACAGCTCAGTTGAAAAAGGGTATTATTTCGCGGCCCGACAATAGCGAGGAGATAGGGCGGCTGAAAGGGGAAATCAACACAAGGGACGAAGTAATAAATTCGATGACAATCGTCATCGACCGGCTTGAAAGCATACTTTCTGAGATCAAAGACTTGGCCGATAAGCATGCAATATCTATTCCCGGAACCTTTCAATCTCAGGCAATGCGTTCCGGTCCTGAGCATCCATTCGAGCCTGCTATTGTTGGGGATACACTTGGGCTCTATGCGACGATCAAATCTTCTATGCCGCGCCATGCTCCCGGCTCATCTGCTCCAACGCTCCTCGATAATGAAATCGAAGCGGTCGAGGCGGAGAAGATGCGTCTCGATCAACAGCTGCGTACCCCGCGGGTGAAGTCACTATCACCTGGCTTGCAAAGTGGAGTCAGTCCGATCGGTAAATGCGCCCGCGCGATCTTGCACTTCCTGGCTTCCCATAACCGGGAGTTCAGCAAGGCGCAAATCTCTGTGGCGACAGGTTACTCTGCGACATCCAGCAGCTTTAATAATGCCCTGGGGGAGCTGAATACCAAAGGCCTTATTATCCGCGGCTCAAAAATAAAGGCAAACCGGGACAATCTTGCTGCCATTACCGAGGCGGTCGGAGCGGTGAAAAAGCAGCCATATAATATTGCCACTTTCAAGGATAAGCTCAGCAAATGTGAAGGCGAGATATACGACATCCTTTTGGCGAACCCTCGCGGCAAATTCTCGAAAGAGTCCCTTGCTGGCAAGACACCCAGTAGCTATTCGCCAACGTCGAGCAGTTTCAGTAACGCCCTCGGTCGCTTAAATACGCTTGAGTTGATCAGCAGGGATAAAGGGGTAATTACCCTCAATCCTGAATTACTGGAACTACTATGACGGCAATATCCGATATCGCCTTAGCCATAAGGAAAAGGCGCTTCCCGCTGCATGACGAAAAGCAGCTGCAGAAAGAAATCGGCGAGGCCCTGGCATCTATCATACAAGGCGGTACCCTGAGCCGTGAGTTTGTCCTGGATAGGAATAACATCATTGACTTCTTCGTCGATCCTGGTATCGGCATCGAGGTGAAGATCAAAGGATCAAAGCGAGACATTTTCCGACAGTGCACCAGGTACTGCCAATTTGATATAGTGAAATCTCTAATTCTCATTACCAACCTTAGCATGGGCTTTCCCGAACAGATAAACGGGAAGGACTGCTATGTGATAAAACTCGGCACAGCATGGCTTTAAAGACTTTCGGCAATCTACGGTATCATCCGGACGAGAACAGGTGGGGACTGCATGACCTCAAACCCCACGTCTGCATTAAGCTAAAGGCATTGTTTCCCAAGATTGGGAAAGGGGCAATAGCACCCTTCTTTTTCCAAAATACCCCCGAGATCTGCCACGATCTGCTTTGGTTTATCGATCGCTACCCACTGGCTGCTGCCGACGATGACCTGGACCGGTTAATGGATGGTCGTAATCAGCAGCGTGCGACGGTGGCGGCCCTGGAAAGCATCCTAATGCCTGATTATGATCCGCCGATGATCACCCTTAAGCCCGGGTTCACACCGCGCAACTATCAGCTGCAGGCCGCCCGGTTCGATGCAGTGCAAAAGCGCTGGCTCTGTGGTGACGATCTTGGACTGGGAAAGACCTTGGAAGCGATCCTTGCTCTGAGGAACCAGGCTAAGCTGCCGGCGCTGGTATGCGTACAGACTCACTTACCAAAGCAGTGGAAGGAAGAAGGGATTGAAAAGTTTACCGACCTGCGCACACATATCATCAAAGGGACGAAGCCCTACAGCCTTCCGGAAGCCGACGTATACATTATAAAATACTCCTGTCTGTCGGGGTGGGTAGATGTATTTCAAACGGGCTTTTTTAAGTCTGTCACCTTTGATGAGATCCAGGAGCTGCGGATAACGGGCAGCGACAAGTACTGCGCTGCGAAAGTTCTTTGTGAAAATGTCGAATACGTTCTGGGGATGTCGGCCACTCCGATTTATAATTATGGGGACGAGATCTTCAATGTGCTCGACCTGATCAATCCCGGCTGTCTGGGCAATCTCGACGACTTTCTTAGGGAATGGTCAGGCAGCTGGGGCAGGCATGCGAAAATAAACGATCCGATAGCGTTGGGTTCTTATCTCCGGGACAATTATCTATTCCTTCGACGCACCCGGGCGCAAGTAGGCCGTGAGCTGCCGCAGGTCAATAAGATAGTCCATACGGTCGGGTATGATAGCGGAGAGGTGAAGAAGTCTCAGGATATCGCCCGTCAACTGGCGATGAAGGTGATCGGCGGATCCTTTATGGAACGTGGTCAGGCAGCCCGGGAACTTGATTCCCTGCTCCGGCATCAGACGGGCGTATCAAAGGCGCGCGAGGTCGCCGCGTTTGTCAGGATCCTGCTGGACAACAATGAACCCGTGCTGTTGGCTGGATGGCACCGGGATGTCTATGATATTTGGATGGCAGAGTTGCAGGAGTTTAAGCCTGTCATGTATACTGGCAGCGAAACGCCAAGGCAAAAGGAGCTTGCAAAGCACGCCTTTATTACCGGCGAGACCAACCTTTTTATCATCAGCCTGCGGTCGGGTGTCGGCCTCGACGGCCTGCAGCAGCGATGCAAGACGGTCGTGATTGGAGAGCTGGACTGGTCGCCAATGGTCCATACTCAGCTGATCGGCCGAGTCGATCGGGAGGGGCAGGAGAACCAGGTTACAGCCTATTTCCCCGTCAGCGAGTTTGGGTCGGACCCAGTTATTATCGATCTGCTGGGACTGAAGTCCTCCCAGGCTCACGGGATCATCGACCCGCTGACGGCCATCCCGGAACAATTCAGCGACGAGAGCAGGATAAAGCTTTTGGCGCAATCATATTTAAACAACAAGCTGTGAGTGTGGACGCAGGGTATTTTGTAGTTATTAAAGCATGAACTATCTTGCTATTAATAAAGGTAACACATTGTGTTTTACCTGATTTATTAAGGAGACACTTTTCAATGGCCGCCCCTAAAGGCAATCAATTTTGGAAGCTGCGCTCAGAGCATGGGCGTGAAAAGCTTTTTGCAAGCCCTGATCTTCTCTGGGAGGCTGCTCAGCAATATTTCAACTGGTGTGATGGGCATCCCTGGTATATGGTGGAGGCAGCTCGCCAGGGTGCGCGCCTCACTAAAACCAAAGACGGGCAATACAAGGAACCGGATAAACTACTGAAAATTCCTACAGTAATTCCTTATACGCTTACAGGCTTCTGTCTGTACATTGACGCCAGTAAATACTATTGGGGAAATTTCCGCAAGCAATTGCATAAGGCGTTGGATAATAACAAGAACGACAAGTTATCTGAAGATTTTATTGGGATCATAGACCGTATTGAGCTCATAATTGAAACGCAAAAGTTCACCGGCGTTGCCGTTGGTGCATTCAAAGGCAATATCATTTCGAGCGAGATGGGCGCTGCTGCTAAAATTGAGGTGCGCCAGGTGGATAAAGAAGGCAATGATGTCAAGGCGCCGCCGGCTCTGAATATTGTTGTACAAAGGGCCGCTGCGCCGATCGCCGAGTCGGAGGAGGAATGACGACCGGCCCACTCTTCAAAAAATTAATAGAATGCCTCAGAAGGATTGTTGTATGCCAGGGCGGTGGTGATGCTGGTAAGACGGTTGCTATCCTGCAACTGTTCGCTACAAAAGCCATCACTGAACCCGGGAGCATATTGACAGTAGACGGCGAGGACATCCCCAATTTGAAAGCCGGAGCCCTGCGGACGTTTCAACGATATGTAATTCCTGATCCGGAGATAGCCTCTTACCTAGTGAGCTATAATAAGACCGAACGCGTCTATACCTTTAAGGGAGGCAGCATCATTGAGTTTGTCAGTTTCGAAGATGAGCAGGACGCCCGCGGATCCGAGCGCGACTACCTATATATTAATGAGGCCAACAGCCGGACCTATTCCTATTTCTGGCAATTGCAGCGTAAGACCCGCAAGCAGGTATTCATTGACTATAATCCGACATCTGCCTTCTGGTGCCACGAAAAGCTGCTGGATAGGGCAACCATCGAAAAGCAGTTCATTGGCCAGGTCCAGCTATTCATTACCGATCACCGGCACAATCCCTTCCTCAGCCAGGAAGAACACAATAATTACGAGAACATCGGGGATCCGGAGCTGTTCCAGGTGTATTCCCGCGGCAAGACCGGCAAGGTTAAGGGCCTCATCTTCGCCCACTTCAAGAAAATCGAGGTGTTCCCTATTGATATTGACCGTATTATATGGGGGATTGACTACGGGTATACAAACGATCCGACGGCGCTGGTGAAAATCGGCGTGAAGCAGCGGAAGCGGTACCATCATGAATGCTGCTATGAGCCTGGCATCACCGCTGACCGCCTGCAGGAGATACTCGTTCTTAATGGGTATCAAAGCGACCAGGACATTTACAGCGAAGCCGATCCTAACATGATCAACCAGCTCCGAGTGCTGGGGCTTTCTGTTTACCCAGCCATCAAAGGTCCTGGCAGCCTGATCGCCAGCATATCCAAGGTTAAGGAGTTTGAATGCTTTTATACAGCCACGTCCGTCAACTTCGAAAAAGAGATCAATACCTGGAAGTGGATGATCGCAGAGGACGTGCTCACCGGCAAAAAAGTGATGACCAATGTTCCTATTGACGGCAACGACCACTGCTGCGCAGCTTCCCGGTATGGTATATATACGGATAGTTTCCGGGGCGCCGCATAGGTATTCTATGCGATTTGCAGGGTAAACATTAATTTTGAGATATGCCAGAGAGATACAATTTTGTAACCGACAACCTCGGTGACCGAGCAAAGGCCATTGAGGCAATTGCCGAGCTAAACGAGTTCGCCAACAATGTAATGCTGCACGAGTTTGAGCGGTATGACCGTAAGCCAGGCTATTTTATAACCGGCCAAAGCATAGAAGTTGATAGCAATGCCGGGTGCTATGAACTGATCGCCATGTGCCAGGCTCATGAATTGGCAGCAGTTTTTATTAATGGGCCTTCGGAAATGGGGATTATAAAATCAAGTGTATGATAAAAGCGTCGGAATTGAGGATCGGAAATCTTATAGAGGGCAAGCGCGGCGAGGTCCTTACTGTTAGTGGCTCAATGATAGATTTGCTCAGTAGAAAGGACGGCGACCCGAGGGGAACTGTCGATGAACGCGTTGAACCCATCCCCCTTACCGAAGAGTGGCTGGAAAGGATAGGGTTTATTAAGGGTACAGCAATGACCGACAGAAAAGTGTTTTACTCATCAGGATCGCACTCGGTCATACATTCCGTCAATCTTTCCGGGAGCGTAATGATTCATCGTGCTGGAGACAAGATGGTCCTTGACAGTCATATCGAATACGTCCACCAGCTCCAAAACCTTTACTTCGCCCTGACTGGTGAAGAGTTAACAATAAAAGAAACAGCATGAGCTGCGCCGGCCATACCTGCCCAAAGTGTCATGAATGCCATCTGACATACCTCCGTCTCTCCGATGAATGGGAGAAACGACTTATAAGTAAATGGGGGCAAGGTTTATGCGAACTTTGTAAGCGTGGAATCATGATGGATAACATACGTGCCGGCTTGGCACTTGCCTGGGATTTACCAGGCCATGTCACAACTAATGCTCGTTGAACAAATTAGGTCTTTATCAATATCAAAAAATAAACTGCGAAAATCTTTAGTCGGTAAAAATTTCATGTATTTTTATTATCAGAATGCCTCAGAATCAAAAGATAATCGAGAAGCCCATTCACTGCATAAGCTGTGGAAAGGTTATCGCTAAGGGCCACATGAAGTTAGGGAGTATGGAGATTACGTGTAAGTGTGGAGTGAAGAACCGTATTGAGGCTGATACTAAACCCGAGGGCCGCGTTATACCGCAACGGACAACGGTCGTAAGTGTTCTTACGAATCGTTTGCGTTAGAGCTCCAGTGTTGTCGATTACAAATTAAGTTGCGCCAAATATAATTGAGCGCCAACATCACCAAACGGTGATGTTGGCGCTTTTTGCATTTATGATACTCACCATCATCGCCATCTACGCCGCAGGCTATCTATTGTCTTATGCTATGCTTCGCATCGAGCATGAGGCAGAGCAAAGGCCTTACACCCATGGTGATCGCCTTCTCAATCTTTCTGTATCCCTGGGATCGCTCGTAACAGTCGCGGCAGTGCTGGTGATCACCTGGGTCAAACATATAGGGCAATTGGGCTACTGGGCCCGACCGGTCGGGCCCGAGCCGAAAAAAAAGGAGGATGCTAAATGAGCATCCTCAGCTCTATACCTCTTACTGCCCGTGTTGCAGATTACCAACAACAATACAGCCCCACTCAATACAACGCTTGGGCAGGCGGCGCATCCTTCTTCGAGTTCAACGGCAAGACGCTTTATTTCAGCATGGACTGCGAGGACGATTACCGCAAGGCATATATCCAGTGTGCTCCACTCAAAGCCGTCGTCAACCGTCGCGCATCCATGTTCGTCAACGGCAAATATGCGTTGTTCAATGCGGATGGTGATAAACCTGCCCGCGGAGCATTTTCCAAAGATCTTCTGACAATACTGGGCCAGCCGAATGTTTTACAGACCGGCAAGCAGTTTAAAGCTCAGCAGGATATCTATATCGACCTGTTCGGCTATTGCCCGGTGCTGAAAGTAACACCGGTAGGGTTTCCTAAGAGCATAAAAGCCCTCTGGAACTTACCGCCCTGGCTTTTCGACATTGATTTCACCGGCGACTGGTACAATCAAACTGATCTGAAAGGCATCTATAAACAGTTTTACATCAACTGGGGCGGCGTAAAACGCCCGCTCGACATGGACGCCATCTTCCTTATCCTTGATAATTCGATAGGAACAGACAACGATGGGAACCTGCTGATGCCTGACTCAAGGGTTAAGTCGCTCCAAAACTCCGTCAACATCGACATTGCCTCCCAGCGCTCACTCTATACCCTCATCGATAAGAAGGGTGCAATCGGGATTTTATCCAATGCGCCCGGCAGTGGACAATATGCGCCTCTTAAGGTAGGTACCGAAAAAGAAGCTATACAAAGGGATTTTCGGCGATATGGCCTAACCGGCCAGGAATGGCAGATCATCATTACCGATGCGTCGCTGAACTGGCAGTCCATGAGCTTCCCAACCAAGGATCTGATGCTTTTCGAAGCTATGACGGCGGCCCAGGCAAATATCTGTGATGGTATCGGTATGTATGCCTATTTGATGAACCCAAAGAATGGGCTGGGAACCACATTCGCCAACCTGAACGAAGCGAAGAAAAGTCAATATCAGGATTTTATCATCCCTGACGACGAGGCTCGAACCGAGCAGCTGGGGAAGAATCTGATACCGGCCGATGAGAACTTGTCACTTAAGACGGATTTCTCCCATGTGGAGGTGCTGCAGGAGAGCCAGCAGGCGAAGGCCGTCACCGCCAAAGCTCAAACTGATGTTTACCAGGCACAGTACGATCTCGGGCTGATGACACGTAACGACATTTTGGAAGCTCAGGGAAAGCCCCGGATTACCGGTGTACCTGAGATGGATCTATATGCATTTCAACAAACAACGCCACCGCCGGCGCCGGGTACATTCCCGACACAGGCAGCGGCAATATAAAACGAACGACCATGAGTTTACATCCTAAGATCAAAGCCGCTATGGCCCGCGCCACCCCGCTCAACAAGCGGGCGATGGCCATTGATGTTACCGGTAAGCTGATCCCGACTTTTCAGGAGGACCTGAACAACCGGATTATAAATGGCTATCTGGCAACCTGGGGGACTGTGAACGACTATGGGGAGAAAGTCATCAAGGGTGCATTCTCGAAATCCATCCAGGAACGGGGCCCGAATAGCAATAGCAAGTACAAGATCCTATTTCTCTGGATGCACGATATGAAGGATCCGCTGGCTCAGTTCGACGAGCTGGTCGAGGACGATTATGGTCTTCGCTTCCGGACAAAGCCGCTGGACGATGTCCCCAATGCCGACCGGTGCATTAAGCAGATCCGCAGCGGAACCCTGAACCAGTTCAGCTACGGCTTCGATTACGTCTGGGATAAAGTGGAGTGGGATTCCTCCGATGATAGCTTGGTGCTGAAGGAAGTGGATTTATGGGAAGGCAGCCCCGTCTCGATCGGCGCCGACACCGAGACTTTCGCGCTACGGTCAAGCCGATCCGTGGAGGATGCCTGGGTCGAATTCAACGAAGAGATGGAGGACTTTATCCGCACCATTCCCCGCAAAAGCCAGCTGGAACTACGTCACCTCATTACTCGCCATAAGTCACTCGCTCAACTGGAGCCGTCTGAGCAACGCAAGAAGACACTCGAGCAAGAAGAGCCGGCAGGGGCCGAGATCGATTATATCAAATTGTTAACAGACCAAAAAATTTTCTAAAATGAAACACAATTTCATTCCCTTTTCTGGTCAGCCCCGCAACGCCATGAAGTTTCATAGCCGCCGGATGGCGATCAGAGATTTTGTTTGTTCCGCGTATAAGTCTGATGGTGATGATGCCGTACAGATACGCGAAAAACTTTTGGAAGATATCCGTAAGCAGCTGACCGATGAGCTGCAGAAGCGCGGGTTGACGACCAAAGAGCAGGTAGACGCAGCCATCCTGGAAAGGATGAAGAGCTTTGAAGGCATCGACCTGGAAGGCCTCCGGACGCACAAAGCGGACAAGGAAGCCAATGTCAAGGAACTTGGTGAACTCCGAGCAGCCATGGAAGTTCAGGGGCTGGAGCTCAAGGCACTTAAAGATGCCGCGAAGTCCCAGCTGCCTGATCGCAAGACTATTGCAGGCCAGATCCGCGCAGCCATTGAAAAGGACAAGGCGGCATTCGATCGCTTCAAACGCGGCGAGAGCCGTTCTTTCGGCGTTGATGACAAGGGCAACTCTTCTATCGTGCTCGAAGGCATTCGTGCGGCTATTACGATGACTGTTGCCGGGTCTACAGGCGGCGGCGCATTTGTTCCAACTCCCGAAATCGTTCCCGGTCTGGTGGACCTTGCCCGCAACCAGCCCTTCCTGGAGAATTACTCCAATACGACAACTACTACCAGTCCCCGTATTGTATGGACTGAAAAGTACAATCCCCAGGGCAATGCAACTTTCCTTGCAGAAGGAGGCGTAAAGCAGCTGGTATCCTTCGAGATCCGACCAATGGAGAGCTACGCGAAGAAGGTGGCCGATAAGATCAAGGTGTCAACTGAAATGGTCGATGATATCGACTTCATTGCCGGCGAGATCGAATCCGAGCTTCACTACCAGGTCGATATCGCTGTGGATAATGCACTCTTGTCAGGCAATGGTGATGCATCCAACGGAGCTGTCAACCTTAAAGGGCTGACTCAGTATGTTGGGGGCTATGCGCTCACAACTATTTCGACGACCACGCCCAACGACTTCGACGCCATTCGTGCGGCGATCGCTCAGGTGATTTCCCTGAATAAAACGCCGAACGTAGTCTTTTATAACACGATCGATGGCGCCAACATGGATCTCATAAAGGATGCCCAGGGCCGCCCTCTCGCAATGGAGTATCGGGATGCCAACGGTAAGCTTTATCGTCTCGCGACGGTAGAGACCAATCAGTTGCCTGTCGGTTCCTTCTTGGTCGGAGATATGACCCGTTTCAAGGTTCGTAATTATCAGCCTTTCAGTGTATCCTATGGTTGGGTAAACGATGACTTTGAAAAGAATCTTTTTACGGTAATCGGCGAGCGTAGGCTTCATTGCTATGTGGCTGCCAATGATACAGGTGCATTTGTCTTCGACACTTTCGCCAACGTCAAGACAGCCATCACAGCGGCATAAAGACCGGACCCAGATACAACATTTTTAACAGCCAAATACAAGTTTTATGGCAGATGTAAAGAAAGAAGAAAAGGGCACACCTTTCTTCACCACGGAGAAGGTTACTCTCTTTGCTCCAAAGGGGGCGAAGCATTATGAGCACATGCAGGAGATCAGCGTACAAGCCAGGCAAAAGCCCAAATTCCTGAAGCTCGGGTTCACCGAGACAAAGGAAGAAGCTGCCGAATCCGAGGCTCATGCTGCAATAGCTGTTGCTTCGGCTCCACAGAAGCCGGCAAAGGGAAGGAAAGCAGAGACGGAATCTGATGCAGGAACAAAAGAGCCCGCATAAGCATGTCTCTTATCGACATATCGTATTTCGTCGGTGATATCAACATTCCGAATACCGACCAGGAGCCTGTACAGCAGCGGGTAAACTATGCCATCCAGAAGTATGAGCAAGAGTTCCTGCGCAAACTGCTCGGCTATCCCTTGTACAAGGCCTTTATTTCGAGCCTGCAGGTTATTCCGCCAGCTGTTCCCGAACAGCGCATGGTGGACATCCTGTATGGTAAGGAGTACACCAACCTCCAGGGACGCCTGACGCAGTGGCGGGGCCTGATCCTGACGGACAATCCGGTCTTTAACCTGGCTGGCGAGTATATCTTCAAACCAGCTGTTTACCTAACGGCCGGTACCTCTATTGGTCTGACTCCTGGCACGACATCCTTCACCTTCGACGGCACCCTTGGGAGGCCTGATTGGAGGGGTTGGACGCCGGTCATCTTCCGGTCAGCGCCGATGGAGCCCGGTGTGGACTACTCCTGGAATCCTGATACCGCTCAGCTGAATCTGCTGAAGCCAGGCGATAAGTTTGGTAATGGCGATAAGCTCTTCGTTCAGTTTGAACTGAGGACCGATCCCATTGACTCTACTGACGTCTCGCCCAAACAGAGCCCCATCGCGAACTATATCTATTACTGGCATCGCAGGGGCCAATTCACGAAGACGACGGATTTCGGGGAAGTCACGAGCACAGCGGATAACACCATCAACAGGACCAGCAATGAGAAAATGGCCAGTGCCTGGAATGAGATGCATGATTGGGTATGTGAGTTCATCGAGTTTATGGACACCTACACCTCGCAGGAGCCGGTCATTTATCCGGAATGGCAGTGGATTTACCGATGGGATACGATTAGGCATTTTGAATTTATGAACCCAATTTTTTAACGCATTCAACTTTTTATAATGAGAAAGTTTGTTTTATCGCTATTTATTGCGGCGATCGCCTTCTTTTCGCCGCCTCTTCAGTCGCAGGCGCAGGTCAGCCTGATCAGCACCGGCAACAGTCTTGCAAAAGACACAGTATCCGGCACTGGTGTTAAGATCCTGGCGACAAGAGTTCCCGGATACCAAGCGACAGTAGGTATCCAGGTTAATGTGACCAAGATTTCCGGCACGTTGGCGGGTACTATTCTCCCCGTTGCCAGCATTGACGGAGTAACCTATTTCCCTGCCGGCTCCGGCACATTCACCGCTACTGATGTAACGAGCCAGGGTGTGCTATTCGCTCCGCCGCTTGGATATCTGTACTACGGCGTCCAGTGGACGGGCACGGGAACCATGTCAGGATCTATAACCGCCAAATTACTGGCTCGTAAACCTACCCAGTAATGCAACAAGCCCCACCGATAGTAATAGTTAAGATCATCCTGGAAGTGGTGGCAGCTACCAGTACGGTAGTGGCTCCATTAGTTGGAGGCGTCCTCGACTATCAACCGGGGCGGGCTTCTCAGATTAAAGCTGAGCTGGAGAAGATCTCCGATGCGATCGCGCAGGCCACGCGTGCCGGCCGGTACCCGCTGATAGCGTTGTTTCAGGATATTCCGGAGCAGATGGGATCAGGTTACGATGTGGTGGTGACGATACCGAAAATATCGATCGCAATGCTGACCGTCCAGACAGATCCGGTCCTCAAGCGTTACGAGAGCACCTTTCCGAAACTGTATATCATCTATAAGGAGTTCCTGCGACAGCTCACCCGGCACAAGAACATAGTCGCCGGTGATCCGGGCGCCATCCTGCACACGAAGATGGATCGCCCGGGTGACAAGCCCGAGCTGACAGGATTTAACGACTACCTGGACGCGATCGAGCTTTCCAATCTGCAGCTCACATTTCGACAAGTAAACAAATGTAAATCACTTACAAAATCTTAATCTCATGGGAGCAGCTGTTTCCGCATGTAAAAAGACCCAGAACCTCAAGAATACGGGAGTCGTCTGTAAAGAAATGATGGGCCCGACTTCTCAGCTCTGGGTAATACCGCCCACAGCCAAATGGACCAAAGAGGACCAGGCTGATTTCACTCAATATGCCCTGGAGAAAGCAAACGGGCCCAAAGCTCAGCGCTGGTATCCGCTGTTCGGCCCTGCGGCACCTATACGCCGTATCACGCTGAATAAGACCGCTGACGTGATCTTCACGGCCGATGACAATACCCAGATCTTCATCAACTACGGGGTGCTCAACCGCGCTTTCAGTACGACCGAAGCCGGTCTCTGCTACGCTGAAGCACTAATGGCCCTGCTGAACTCTGGCTATTCGATCATCGAGGTCGACGTCAATGATCAGATCATGCATCGTAAGAATACGGACGGCACGTTCAGCGGCCTGAAGACCACTTTCATGTATGCTCCTTCCATCGACACAGCAGACTTCAAGAACCCGGGCTTTGTAAACTTCCAGATCAGCGTCGACCCGAAAGAGTACGTAAGGAACGGCGCCATTTTCCAGATGGATGACAGCAGCCTGACGGACATAATGGGCCTGATCGATGTCGCGATCACCGACGCCACTGGTTCTTCGACAACCAAACTGAAGATCGGCGCTGAGATCATCTGTTCCGAAGAAGATCTGCTGGCTCAGGATGACACCCTGACCACCAACCTGGCAGCCATCGCCAACTTCGTGGTGACGAACAAGAGCACAGGAGCTCCGGTCACCATTACAGCTGCTGCCGTGGTCGGTAACCACATCGAACTCACCGGCACTTTCGTCACCGCTACGACCTACACAGTAGCCGGCGCCGGATCGGATGTCTGGTTCGGAAACGATGTCGAGGGTTACGAAGCCATCGAGTCGGTGGATATCGCCATACCATAACCTTGAATCGGCCGGCTGATAACCGGCTGATTTCTCATTTCATCACCTTTTTAACTTTCAATCATGCCCACTAAGAATAAGAAAGACAAGCCAAAGCGGATCTTCGGTGTAGATGTCAGCCGTAATGACGTAAAAGAGGCCGCGAATCTGGAGGCCTTTAAAAAGGCCAATCCGAATATTTTCGATCATTTACCTGCTCACCAGGAAGATGAGGCCTATAAAGAGCTCGCAGCCGAAGGCTATATCATCGCGCCAGCTGCTGCTCCTGCGAAGGTGCCGCCAGCCGCTTCTGCCAGTGCGAATTCGAATTCATAAGAATACCATGTCTCCGACATCCGTGTCGGAGACATCCTTTAAATCTTTTGCCATGGTCGAGAAAAAATCTTGGGATGAATTTAGGAAAGCAGGCCTCTTATGGCTTATAAACTCAACGCTTCATCTATTCGGATGGGCAATTGTAGTTGAAACGGAAGAAGGAGTTGTAAAAAACTGCTACCCTGCCCGGGTCAAATTTCGCGGCTTCGATGGGCAGTCGAATGATGAAGGCTACAAGAGCGTAACCGACTATCTCGCTGAAAACATTGACGAACTTAAAAAAGAAACGGAGGACTAGCAATGCCTTTTCCCGGTGTAGAGAAGCTCGTATCTGACCTCACGGCCTTTGACTTCGGAGCCGAGATGGAGACGATCGTCAACACCTATGCCGACCAGCTGGGCGACTTACAGCGGGAACAGTGGTACGCGGGTAAGGATAGGGATGGGAACTGGATCCGACCGCTATACACTGAGGATCCTTTCTTTGAGTCACCGAAGCAGGCGTTGGCATACGCAAAATGGAAGCAGAAGATCACGCCCAACCCGAACCGACCGCTCGAAGTTCCAAACCTGATCATTAATGGGTACTTCTATAGCACGCTCAAGCCGAAGATCGAGGGTAGGGTGTTCGACTTCGACACGAACGACTTTGGCGACAAGGTCCTGGAGGAGCATCCGAACGCCGCGGGTCTGGATCCTGAGAAGCGGCTGGAGTTCGCAGAAACCTTCACCATGCCGGATATCCGGTTTTCACTGTTCGAAAAGACAGGTTTATATATAACAGCGCTATGAACAGTTACATCAATACCGCGTCCGACTGTACGGTCAAGCAGTTTGAAGAATGCGCCTTCAAGCAGAAGTACCGGGTGCTGGTACTGGAAGGTGATCCCAGCGCAGAAGAGCTGCAGCAGGCCTTCGAACTGATCTATGCGCAGTACGTCGACCTGTCCGGCCTGTTTGTCTCGCGGGAGTTTGACCTATCGGCGTACATCCACTCTCTGGAAGTACGCACGACCACGGTTAAGAATTTCGTCGAACTACAGAAGCTATTTATTAAAGAGTTCGGCCAGCCCTTCCCGCCGGCATTCCGTCTGGTGAAGAGATATGGGCACACCCTGTACTGGAACGCCGAGAGCCCGAACCTGGAGCTTTTCATCCAGAAGCTGAATAAAATCCCCTCCAAGGAGGTTCGCTATGAGATTGAACTGAAGAATAAGAAGACTGAGCTGGTGGAGCTGCATCGTAAGCGGATTAAAAAAGAGTTTACACTGCAAGAGACACGGAGCCAGTTTGTCACGATGATTAACCGGCTGCGCCAGTCCCATTTTGTCATCAACCGGAACGAGACGACGGTCGAGGAGCTTGCTCTGGCGATCGCCGATCAAAGAGAACAACAGGAAGCCGCCAACGCGCAGCGCCAATTTAAAAGGAGGTAACCATTGCCAGGGCAAAATATTATTCAATTAGGATTCGACATTGACACGCTCACCGCTGAAAAAAAGCAGGTGTTGGATATTGTCGCTGATCTTTTCGATAAGCTGGGGAAATACGATGGCGCTAAGTTTGATCCATTGAAAGGTGGCGGCCTTGGCGATTTCCGAAAGGCCATTCAGGACACCGGCAAGGCAATGGGGGAATATCAACAGACCGCAGAGAAATACAACCAGACCATTACCGACCAGGTCACTAAGCATCAGGCCGCAAAGAAGGCAGTTGATGATCTCGGAGCATCTCAAAAAGCAAATGCCGGATCCGCGGACTCGTATTCTACATCACAGGATAGGCTCCGGCGTCAAGCAACAGACCTTAAGGTGAGCATGGAAGACGTAGCTGCCTCGATCAGACGGGTAAGAGATGAATACAATGAGGGAAAAATATCGATTTCGCAGTATAAAGAAAAGCTCGATCCCCTGCTTGCCCAACAGCTCTCCCTTAAAGTTGCAAACACAGATGTGACCAAGACTCTCACGGTGTTGGAAAAGCAATTCCAGGCGGTCGGAGGCTCAACAGCCCAACTTGAGGCCAGGCTTAAAGACCTGCAGCATGTTTATGATAATCTGTCCCCGGAGGGCAGGAATGCCGATGCGGGGAAGACACTTTTGAAAGAGATCCAGGATGTCGACGCTGCCTTTAAGGAACTTAAAGGCGACACCGGCCGCTTCCAGGACAATGTAGGTAATTATGCCGGAGCACTAGCTCCGGGATTCGCCGCATTAAGGGGGCAGCTTGAGGAAGTCAATAAGCAGATGGCGGAGATAGAAGCCCGGGGAAAGCCTGGGGTGACCAACCTGAACCCAGTCGGCTTTGATAGGGATCGGCATAAATCAAATACCGGTCCGACGGCCTTTGCCGGGGGGAGCTCCGAGACTTCCAGCATATTGGAAACAGACTCTGCTGCTTATCAAAAACTGACCCTTCAACAAAAGATACTCGAAGGATCACTGGAGAGACAAAGGATCGGATTCGCGAACTCAAATCAGGAGATGAGAAACGCCAAAGCGACATTGGATTCGTTGGCGTTGGCAGGCGCAAACAACACGGAGGGGTTTGAAAAGATGAATTTGGCGTATACATCTGCTGAGCAGAAAATAAAGGATTTGCACCAGGAGCAAACAATCTTAAGCTCTGACGCTCCGGCTTTGACTGCATTGACCGGAATAGCAAAAGGTTTAGGAGGCGCTTATGCACTTGGGGCTGGCGCCGCTGGTCTATTTGCAGATGGAGACGAAAAGCTTGAAAAAGAGCTGAACAAACTTGTGGCAGTCATGACCTTTTTACAGGGTCTTGAGGAGGCCAGCAAAGCCCTGAAGGACAGAAACGCGCTATCGACTGCCCTGGAAGAATCGGCAACAAAAGCCCTAAATGTTGTTAAAGAGCTCGAAGTAAAGTGGTTTGGCAAAGAAAAAACTGTTTTGCAGGAAAATATTGCAGCGAAAGCAGCTGATACTGGGGCGACAGAAGTTAATACAGAGGCAGCAGCGCTTAATACTACAGCTGTGGAAGGTATGACTGTCGCCAATGAAGAAGCGGCTGCCGCCACCCTTGAGCTCAGCACAGCTCTTTTGGCTACCGGCCTTGGAGCGGCTATCCTGGCAATAGGCGTAGGGGTTGGCTTCCTGGTTGAACATCTAATTGAGCTTTCTGAAGCTGACACGAAGGCCGCGCAACGATCGGCTGACCTGGCTGAATCCTTGGAAAAAACCAATGAGATCATGTTGGAGCAAATAAAGCTGTCAGACGAATCGGCTGAAAACCAGAGGAAAAACCTCGAAAACGCGATCACTCTGGCTGAGAAAAATAAACAAAATGAGACCGATCTATTAAAAATAAGGCAGGACCAGTCCGATCTGGATCGGAAAAAGGCTGAGGATGATCTTAAAAAATTAGCGAAAACCGGTGACTTGGGCGATGCGTATAAGATTGTGCAGGGCAAGGTAGACGCCGCAACAAAATCCGTAGACTCCCTGGGGAAAAAACAAATCGAACTCAACGGTATTGCCGACATATATAAGAAGGTGAGTGACCCTACGGCCGATTATACTCTTTCGCAAGCTCGCTTTGACGTTTATGCTAAGTATAAAAAGAACATCACCGAGGAAGATCTGAAGGATCAGCTTGAGGCGGCGGAAAAAGAAAAGACCGCAACAAAAAAGTTTCTGGAGGATAGCAAGGTGCTCCTCGATGCGTATGACAAATCAAATATCGATGCAACTGGCGTCAGTATTGACGAGAAGCAACATGCAGATGAAGAACTAAGAAAAATTACCCTTGATACTGCCATCCAGGAGGCCAATGCCACTAAGGCGAAAAACGAGCTGATCCTGAACGATGATCGCAGTACTTTGGCCCAAAGGCTGGCCGCCATCCGATCCAATGGCGAGGAGGAAATAAAAATTGCCGCCGCCACCAGGAACGACGCCTTAAAACGACCCGGAGCTATAGCTGCCAACGGAGATAAGTCGGCAGACGCAGTGATAGCGGAAAACGATTACCAGAAAAGGAGGGTAGAAATATCTGATTCAACCGAACAGAAAATGTTCCAGACGACGGTTGAGTATAACGATAAGCGACTGTCCTTCCTCAACGATATACTTAAGAATGAGATCGAGACGGACGCTGCGGCTCAAAAAGCCATTACTGATAACGGACAGAAAGAGCTGGAAGATCGTCTTGGCGCCCTGCAGGCGAATATTGCCGATCGTGCGAAATTGATCGCTGCTGATTACCAGCTACAGATCACCCTGGCCAAAGAACACAATAAAACCCAGGAAGAGCTGGATAAGATCGAAAGTAATCGGCAGAAGGCATTGGCGGAACTGGCCCAGACCACACAAAAAGAGATATACGATATCGTTGTCAGTTGGGGCGAAAAAAGGGTAAAAGCCATTGAGGAATTAAACAAAACCGGAACCGCCTCTAACACCACTGCTGAGAATTATAACAAGGAGGAAGATGCACTAAACCAATCCTTAATCCATAGAGATACCTCATATACGAGGTATCTGACCGAAAAAAAACTGGCCGACCAGCAGTATGCTGTCGATAAAGCCAAGGCAGATATTAAAGACGACGAGGACGCGCTGAAGAGGCTAAAAGACTTCCAGGATAGTGAGCTTAAGGTAAAATTGGACGCTGCACAGTTTGCTCTCGACGCTGCCAAGGGGGAGGGCAATGACGACGAAATAGCAAATGCTCAGGCTAAGGTTGATGCCTTGAAGGCAATAGAAACTAAAGCCAATGCCGATACGGTGGCTGCTACAGCGAAATTAGAAAAGGATAAAACTGCCCTTCATCAGGCTCAGGTGAAGCCAATTGAAGAAGCTGATGCACTTCTATATTCTCGCCAGCAGGAGTTACAAAAAGCAACCTACGATTTCGCGAAAGATCTCGTCGATTCTTCTTATGAGAATGAGATCAATAAAATCCAGGCGAAGATGGATCTGCAGGACCAGGCCTCCGCAGAACAGATTGCAGCCATTCAGCGTTCCTCGCTGAGTCAGCAGAACCAGGCGGCCGAAGTGACCATCCTCAGCGCTCAGCAGCGGGCTCGCGACACTCAGTATAAGCTCGAGCAAAAGAAAGATAAGATCGCCGAGGCTAAGTTCGACCGGGACGTTGCTGTTGCCCAGGTTGTATGGAACACCGCGAAGGCCATTATGAAGGATACAGCAGGTATTCCTTTTCCCCTATCACTGGCGATCGCCGCTACCGATGCAGCCCTCGGCGCCGTCCAGGTTGCCACCATCCTGGCAAAGCCCATCCCAGCATACGCCGAGGGTGTCGGTATACCTGGTAGAGGTCGCCACCCGGGCGGAGAAGCATTAGTGGGTGAGGAATACAGACCGGAACTGGTCACGCCACGTGGCGGCCGGCCTTTCATCGTGGACCAACCGACGTTACTGAACCTGCCGGCTGACTCCATGGTCCAGCCATTGGACATCTCCAACATGGTCTTCGAGCTGGCGGGTATCGGTATGATGCGGGGCGCGATGATGATCAATTCTCACGGCGAGCTGCAGGATAACCGGGTAGAGGCAGCCATTCAGGCCCAAACAGCGCAGCTTTCCCGGGTATTCCGCAAGAACCAGCGGAAAATCCTAAATGTCGTCCACATCCACAATGAAATGAATGGCCTCTCGGTCGATTACATCAACACTAAAATACTGGGTAAGAAAAGATAATGGGACCGGTATCAACCAAGAAGCTGATGTTTTTACTGGCTGACGACCAGGACAGGACGTACTATGTCGATCGCGGTACCGTCAAAAAGAGGTCCATCCCCACCTGGGTGAAGAAGAACCCCAGCGGCTGGAAGGACATCACTTTGCAGTTTGCCACCAACCAGAAATATTTTGCGACACTGCGATCTTTCTCTAATGCGATAAAATTTATTGATGACGGCGAGCTGATCATAGCGGACCGCATGCTCAATGGCGCTGGAACGGAGGAGATCATGTACCTGATCATTCTCCGATGGGATCCTACTGGCGGCCTGAACAACTATAAGCTGGAATACAAAAGCCGCCTGGACTTCAGCCAGTTTAATGGTGACGTTCGCACGGGCGTTGGGATCAACACGTTACAGGACGATGTCTTTGCGCTCGTTCAGGCGAATGAGGACGCGATATATTCGGTTCAGTGCAATTCCAGCAACCCTAAAGCTATTCCGGTATTGTTCGACGGGATCTTGCTGCAGGACAAGCTGAACTACTCCCTGCTGAATTCACCCATCGTCAATGACACCGGGAAGTTTTGGTGGGCTATCCCGCTGGTTTTTGTAAATAATGAGGGCGACAACATCGATACGGTCTTCAACTCCCAGGAGTTTGCCAATTTCGACAACCCCATCACCTATTGCCATGATCCCGCGAACGGGAATAGTGCATTGTACTTTACAAACCCTACCAAGGTAGTTATAAAAGGCACTTTTTCTTTTACCTGGACGACTCTGACCCAGCCATCGGGCGGGTTCATCGCGCTTTTCATGACCAGCCTGGACGCCGCACCTGATCCCGCCAAAGTAGTTTTTTCAAATAATGGACTCGGCACCCCGGCTTTTCCGCTAGTCCCTGGAAAAGAGTATTCTGTCACCATTAACATGACGATCAACCTGCAGGCGAATGAGAAGCTGTTCTTTATCGGAAATATCGCGGATAACATTGCCAGGAAGATGACGATCACCCCGCTGGCGTCTATTGTCTCCATTATGTTTGCCAGCAAGAACGATCCATCTATCGCGTATGTGCTTCGGCCGCTGGATCTCGTGCAGGACCTCGTCTCACAGATCACCACCGGTAAATACACAGTTCAGAGCAACTTCCTGGCCAGCAACAACCGGAAGGTGGCGCTGAGTGGTAGTAGTTTGAGGTCCTTCCCGGATGCTGTAATACAAACCAGCTTTTCGGATTTCTTTCAATCCTACACCGCAGCCTATAACTTGGGCATTGCCGTCCGTAACGGTGTGATGTGGATCGAGCCGGTAGAAGACCTTTACCGGGCGCGGAACGAGCTGCTGCGACTGGCGCGGATCAGCAAGGTATCGCTTACTGTCGCAAAGGAGTACATCTACACCTCGGCAAAAGTGGGCTATGTCAAGCAGACCTATAACCAGCGGAACGGCCGCTATGAGTTTAATTGCACGCATAACTATAAATTCCCGATATATACGGTCCTGAATCAGCTCAACCTGGTGTCCCCATACCGAGCCGACTCGTTCGGCATGGAATTCATCCGGACTGGCTATCCCAACCTTAACTCGACCGACGACAAAGGAGACGCAGATGTTTTTGTTGCCATGATTTCGGACTCGGTCGGCCAGACCGACGGTGAGGTTAGCACAGCCGTCGTGATAAACGTCGAGACGCTGATCCTGGCCGCGCCGATCATCAAAAGCCCGTTCACCAACTCCACCGTATATAATCAAAACCCGACCATAGCCGGGGTCGCACAGGCCTTTAAGACGATCACGGTATTTGTCCAGGGCGTGCAGGATGGGACGACGATGTCCGACGAGAACGGAAATTGGTCTTACCAGATCCAGACGCCGCTCCAAAGTGTCTCTCTGGTTTATAACGGCATCCACACAATCTCCGCCAATGCGACCGATGGGGGAAACGTATCTCAGTTCAGCAACCTTATTTCCATTGTCGTCAACACCAGCCAGCAATCCGCCTTCCTGATCACCTCGCCGACGAATAACGGAACGCTATATAACAATCTGCCCATCATAACAGGGATTGCCCCGGCTGGTCAGGCCATCACTTTGAAACTGGATGGCGGAGCGCTGGTAACACTGGTGACAAATAGCTCAGGTATCTGGAAATACCAAATTATTACAGCATTGGCCGATGGTGCGCACGTCCTCATAGCGTCTTCCCCAGGCTTGCCGGATGCGCCGGCTGTTTCGATCACAGTGAACAAGAATGTTTCGTCTCCCCTGATCACATCCCTTGCTTATGGGGATATTCTTTATAATAACAGGCCGCTAATCAAGGGGGTAGCCATTTCCGGAACAGTTGTTCCTATCTATCTGGATGGCGGCGGTGGGATTATAACTGGCGGAGTCGCCGCTCCTTTGGGGACGGTCGTCGCCGACGTAAATGGCGACTGGTCTTTTCACGTGACAACGGTTTTCGATTCCAATAATCTGGAAACGGACTTTATCCCTGAAGGGCAGCATGTGTTTAGCACCACACCCACCCCGGTCAATGTCCTGGCATCGATCACTGGCTACCGGTTGATGCGCGGATCCGATAAGGGGCCAGTGATGGACTATGACGCGATCAAGCTGGACGATGCCTATATCCCACCAGGTGTAGATCCATCGGCATTACCTCCAACGCTGGGCCAGTTTTTGCATCCGGAAACGCTTTACAATATTGAAGAGACCACCGCGCTGCGCATGCTCCGGGCGCACGATAATGTCCTAAACAGTTTTCTTCTTCAGCAGCCGGCTGCGCAGATCGCCTTCAATGGTGCTGAGATCAATGCCAACCTGGTCACGAAGAAGAGTGGTATAATCTTCAATGAAGGAGCGAACGTCAATGTCAATGAGCTATCGCAAAACCTCTTCGTACCCTTCTATCTCAACTTCACCACAAAGGTGCCCTTCACATTCAATGATATTATGACGGCGGCACAAAATGGGGGTTATTTCCCCGTGGAAGTCAACGGCCTCGAGATCGATCTGCTCCCGATCGGGACGATGACTATGAAGCCGGCTACTGATGAGGCACAGGCCTGGAAGCTATTAATCTCCGGTACTACAGCTTTATCCACCCTGCTGAAGCTGTTCGCCGGAGGCACCACCATAAATCTCGGTAAGAATATGATCTACTTCTCGGACAAAAACCCTATCCATATCGTCCGGTACAATTTTACACCGGCAGCTGGATATCATTTCGCCGACATCTACGATGATTGGCAAAAGAACCGTTTTAAGAGTTGGCCTATGGCCCACCCAGATTATTATCAGCCGGTGCAAATGGATGATAATACGGCCATCCAGGCGATCGCCAACGGCGTGGGAGCTGCGGAGCTGCACATTATATCGATAGAAACAGGCGAGGCAGTCGATATTGTCCAGCTGGCGCCGGTCGGCGGATCACTTGTACAATTACCCAATATATTACTGGAGGCCGATATTGAATGGGCTACTTATCCGGAAGGGCAGTATTGGATAGCCGTCATTGTCGATGGGGCGATCATCGGTATCTCCGAAAAGCTCTGGGTCAAAGTCGACTGGGACGACACGCTCAAAGTGGAATTCGACGAATCAGAGGACAAGATCGACTACTATTTCTCCACCGGCATTCGGTCCATGATCAGGGTCCAGGGACAAATGCTGCTTTGGGTTCCCGACAGTGAGGTGGACAACTACGAGGACGAGGAAGGCGATTACGAGATTACCCGAGGGATACCGCTGAAAGTTCGAAATATCCAGTTTGGTAATGATAAGAGCCTTCTTTCCGACTGGATGAGCCTGAAGATGAACACGATCACCTTATTGGAAAACGTCCGGATAGAAAACACCCACTATACCAGGAACGAAAACAGCAAATGGGAAGCCCAGGATCTTGGAAAGGGGATCCCTGAAGTGCTGATCCTGATGGAAATGATACTGGCCGAGAATCAGGCCGGGGTAACATTCGCAACCCCAGGGGACTCCGATATCAATTCGGTAACCTGGACGCTTGACGCGACCGCATTTGGTCGTAACTCCGGCGTAATTAACGTAACAGCAGATCAAACCTAAAATAAATGGCAACTGTAGCACTTGAAATATGGACCGGGGCGTATAACACCATCGTCAACCCTATCGAGCTTAGAGTATATCGCGAGGATGATCCACTCGCAATAGTGGTTTCCCAACGACATCCGGCGCCGCATCTTGCTGACACCTGGTTTTTCCCGGGGCTGGATCGCACAAATTACGTGTTCCGGATCTTTGAGATGACCAATATGGTGGACAATGACATCATCCGCCAGCTGGGCGATGATATGAACGTTGTCCCAGGGTCGGCAAGCGGAGTAGCGTATCGAGCGACCGAACAGATTGTCGCAGACGTGACCACTGGATTCTCTTCGGGGGTGAACACTGTTGTCTTCGACGGCACCGATGGAAGGGAGGACTGGAGGGGCTGGGATATCGCTACGTTGGATCGCATCGGCAGCGACTCAATGAAACGCGGAGTTGATTACTCCTATGATAAAGTCACCGGTACACTCACCCTGCTCGTTGACGGAGATCTATTCGGCCCCAACGAATGGTACAATGTGGACTTCCAGGTCCAAACGACTGACATCACCCAGTCAACACCTACGACATTCCCGCAATTCACAACTCCAAAGATCATTTCCGTCAACTACCTGATCAGCGCCGGTGGTGATTTCGGTGGATTGCTCATTGTTCGACCCGCCGACAACTACCTGGAGATTACCCTGCCCGATATCGCCACTGTCGTCGCTGGAAAATTGTTGACTATCGAAATGGCGCCCAGTCTGGACGTGCAAAAATGTGGGAAGCTGATTGCTGCCGCCGGACAACCCATCGACTGGCTGGCAGGAAATCGTTCAGATCTTTATTTTTGTCCTACCGACAGCTTCTCGGTTTATAAATTTATTGATACGACGGGCGCGGATCCAGTCAGCATGTGGAGAATATTCAATCCTTTTGGAAACTTTACCCGTGTAGGGGAGCAGGTTGTCGATGACAACATAGCCGCCAATGTGTTCAACAAGGTGCTCCTTGACGGCAGCGACGGAGATATTCAGCAATATGCCCGCTTCTATAATGACTACCTCCTGCAGCTCCCTGGCGCTGAACTGGTCAACTATGATGATTGGGGCACCGGTAACAACAAGTACAAATTCTCCCTGGCCAATTCGTCAAACCCTGCGAATGCCGGGAAGTTCAAATTTGCCAATCGTTCCAACATATTTGAGAGAATCACCGATGGTGTTCGTAAGCCAGGGGATTTTCAAGCCCAAATGATTTTGCTGCACGATCATATCATGCACGGAAAGGGTGGCATCATCGGCGCTGGGTTGACATGGTTTTTATCGATCATCAATTCGGCATACTCGGGAGGTGGATCGCATAAGTTCGGTGGCAAATCAAATGGGCCAGATCCAAATATGCGTACAGGCGATACCGGTGGTTCGGAAAATATTCCGAATAATATAGCGGTAAGGAAATACTGTTTTGTATAAAACGTCTTATTTTTATAGATAAAAGATTGCTGCTAAACAAATTAGTAAAAAGATAATTTGAATAAATAGCAATCTCAAATAACCAACAGCATGCAAATGGCCATCGGGCCAAAGCGTCGGGCCTTCCGGGATAACTACCTGGCGGTCATCATCGGCGCGGCGGCCTTCCTTCTGACTGCGGCGTCGGTGAACGCGCAAATATATTCGAAGCCGAATCCCGGGAATTTTGGCACAACGTCTAACCGGGGATCCTTCGACTCGACGCTTTTCTTTCCTACGGGCTGCGGTGTCCCAACGGACTCGACCTGGCTTTTCAGCGAAGGGTTTGGTCACAAAGGAGAAAAGAAAAAACAGTTCGCCATCTACGGCGACAGCTGCGGCAACCAGGCTTACCTCTGGATCCCATCTCTGAAGGCCTGGCAACCGATAGGACAGGGAGGCGGAGGCATCGATACGATGTACGCCCGGGGAGACAGCGCCTTTTATGTCAAGACATCAGTCGAATACTTTGCCTTTATCCTCGGTACCGGAGGCGCGGGAGATACCAATAATATCTCTCGCAGGATCGACACGCTCAGCGCCAACGTGGACAGCACGAAGCACAACCTGCGAACCGACATCAATGGCAAGGTTACCAATTTCCTCAATTCAAGCTTCCTCGGATATGGAACATATGCAGCCAAGCCGACTTCTGGCAGTGGCTTTTACTATGCGCAGGACTCGGCCCGGCTGGCCTATATCAGCTCCGGTACACTGATCTGGCTAACTGATGCGCCCGGCAAAACCTTCTCCCTCTACATGCAGAAAGACGGACGCCGTGGTATTATGATGCTCCGGGGGCACGATAGCGTACTACTTTCCAAAGGGCTGATAGATTCCGGGTCTGTACATCTGTTCTTAAACCCGGATAGTACCGTCACTATATATGGTGATCCATCCAGCGGATCAGGAACAGACTCAACGATCCTTTCAGGATATGCCATGCACCAGACGTACGTTGGCAAGGTAAAGACGCTCAGTAATGACACCGCCTCAGCCACGCAGCCAGGCGTATTATCTCCAGCGGATTATGTAAGCATCCACACTCCGGTATTTCCTTTTAACGATTCGGTGGGCGGCCTCGTTGATTCCATAGGCTATTATGACGCTGCTACCCATTTCTGGCACTTCAAAGGCCACTACAACAGATACGGCCATAAGCCTTTCAGCACCCAGCTGGTCAACTATGACGACATTGACACAACAGCTACCGGTCTGGCACCTTACCATGATCTAACCGATACAGCAAGAGTGCTCAGGCAGGCTATTGCGGCGGGCAGTGGATCGTCACCCGTCGTTACGGGTGCTTCTATAACCGGTAATGGCACACTTTCAAATCCATTAGACATATCTATTCCCGTCGGTATTGACACGCTTCGTCTGGATACTTTCGGATTGATCCGATACGATACCTTATATACCGGTCTCGTTGGAAACTATTATAGCCAAAACGGATCAGTATCGGCAAGCATATCAGGGGGAAATATTCTTTTGGCGAACACAACAAATAACGACTACGGTTCCTATCTGGCCGACCTGATCGGGGGGGTGAATTATTATTCCATGCTGCCTAATTGGAACAAGGCTATATATGTGAAATTAACGAGCGCCCCATCCTCTACTACATACGGCATTGGTGTGGCTAAGCTGGGAGGATACGCGGCGGAAGGTTGGATAGACTTGACCACTGGCGCAAATGCTGGAAAGGTTTTCATTAATCAGGGATCAACAAATTTAGTCACCTCCGCTACGGCGCTTTCTTTCAGTCAGAACGATATATTCCGGATGGAATTGTGGATGCAACACGACTCTGCTTACTTCACTGTTCGCAATATGACGACGGGGGCTGCTGGAATAACAGTCAGCTACGCTTTCAACTACGTGTACGGTCAGACGATAAACCCGCCTGCGAGCAGTAGCTTTGGTATTATCCAGAAAGGTGGCGCGTATACATTGCTATCCAACAGGCTGGCAACTAATATTCCTGTTAACGCGCCCCTGGCCGTGGTAGGCGACAGTAAAGCGCAGGGGGATTTCTCCGGATCGACAACCGCTTCATATGCGGCGCTGCTTAATTCTAATTATACGACTACGATCAACCTGGGCGGCTCTGGCGATATGACCTCTAATGTATTGCAGAGAATCAGTGAGGTAAATAACATTGTCTCCCCGAAACAGGTGATTTTAGAGGTAGCTTCAAACGATCTTCGAAGTATTACCGCGGATACAGTTTGGAGAAACAATTATAAAAAAATAGTCGATACGCTGACCGGTGCGGGTATAAAAGTCTACCACATTGTTTTGAAAGAGACTGCGCTAAATCAAGCACCGCTAGTCGCTTTCATCGACTCTTTTTACCACGACACATATATAGCGGGGGTTTATAATTCGCTTGTCGCTTGCGGATCTGCGTGTCTTGTCGCCGACGGAGTACATCCGAATGCGAGAGGGCATGATTCGGTGTATGTGAATATTGTTCGCGATGGCCGGGTGTTTCAGGGTAACTACAGACTTCGCCTAAATTATGTAGATGCGCGAAAGGTCGGTAAGAATACATCGTCTGTATCGAAATTACTGGTTAGTGATCGAGGCGCTGTTAAAACAACAGACCCTTCTGTAATCGGATTGCTATCCGCTAGCGGTAATTCTTTTTCGACAAATTCAAACGCCGCAGCCCCTGTGTTGGTAAACGATAACGGTACAGTAAAACAATCAACTAATAACACGATAGGATTGCTTCAGTTGGGGGGTAATACGTTTGGCGTTCCATATGTTTTTGGCTCAAAAGATAACGGCCAATTACAAATGATATACAATAATGTAAACACGATAAGATTTCAAGCCTATCCAACCAATATGACTTTCTACAGCACGATTGGGAGCGAGATGGCCCGCTTTCGGATTGACTCCGTAGAGAACACAGCGATAGGCAGATTTAGTATGCAGTCACTTACCAGCGGGACGAAAAACGTGTCTCTTGGTTGGACGTCTGCATCAGGATTAACTACAGGATTTCAAAATACTTTTATAGGCGCGGAATCAGGCGTAGGCGCCACAACCGCATCCGCGAACGTATATGTAGGCTTTTCAGCGGCCCCTTTCAACAATGGTATCCAGAACGTCATAGCCGGAGCGCTTGCCGCGTCCGGACAATCCGGAACAACCTTCAATCAGTCTACCGGGATGGGATATGCGGCGCTGTATAATAACAAGGCAGATAATAATACCGGCTTTGGATTTAGGGCCTTGCAAAACGTCACTACCGGGGCGAATAATCTAGGTGTCGGAGCGGGTGTTGATGTTCCTTGCATAACTTGCAGTAATCAGTTTAATCTCGGCAATATTCACAGAGGAACCATGCCGACTTCTGGGGGATTTAATGGTGCAGATTCTGTATTTGGAACGATGACAGTTTTAAATACGCCTGCGGGAAATACTTCGACAGACTCAATCGCTACACTACTTGCCGGTAGGGTGCGTGTAATAAGTGTTTCCACCCTTGCTTCCGCAATAGGCGGATCTGGTTCCAGCGGAGGATATTTACCAACGCTTACAGGCGTAACAAACACATCATCGGCGACGCCAGACAGTGCATATTTTATTCGGTCGGGAGATATATGTATAGTGACAGGCATTGCGACGGTCACAGCAACTGCCACTGGCACAACGGAGGTTCGTATTTCGCTTCCTTTTTCCTCCAATCTCGGCGCATCGGCAAGGTATCTCAACGGCGACGGGACAGGATTTGAGAATTATACTTCTGCAATTGTCTACTGCGACAACACAAACAAGGCTGCTGTTCTGAAATTCAATACCACTGTGACCACAGCGGAGCAATTTAGATTCAGATTTACTTACCATGTCAATTAAATGAAAAAGTTCCTCACCATACTGCTTTTCATTCCCTGCCTTTTGCGAGGGCAGGCTAAATATTATGTGAAAGCCTCCGGGTCCGACGGCAATGCCGGGACCTCCAGTACGTTGGCGTGGGCAACGCTGGCGAAAGCTTGTACAACACCTGTTGCCGGAGATAGTGTGTTTGTGAATGGCGGAGATGTTTTCAATGAGACCTTTCGGCCTAAAACAGGAGTGGTGTACACGTCTTACGGCACCGGTAAGTTCGTGGTAGGCGGCTTTGTGACGTTGACGGGGTGGACCTCAGTAGGCGGTGGAGTATACCAGTCTACGTGTTCCGGATGCACACCAAGTACGAGCATGCTGCTGATGAACGGCAGTCAGCAGCCCTTCGCCCGTTATCCGAACACCGGTTATCTGACCTATCAGTCCTTCTCCGGAACCACTTCGATCACCTCCAGCAGCCTGACAGGAACACCGAACTGGACGAATGGATATGTCGCTATTCGCGCATTCAACGCCGGTTTGGGCGTTCATAAGATCACTGCTCAATCAGGAGGCACGATAACTTATACCAATGCCACGGGATGGACCCCTGCTGCAAACTTTGGTTTTTTCATCCTCAACGACTCATTGGCACTTGACACGCTGGGGGAATACATTCCAGGTCCCGGGTATATAAAAATGTTTTTCGGGGGCGCGTCGCCGGCATCCTACCTGGTGCAGGTCCCCAATCGGGATACGCTGGTCAGCTTTCCGAACGGTTCGAAGAACATCACCATCATAAACATGGACGCAGAGGGCGCCAATGTGATCGGGCTATACGGGGATAACGACACGTCAATTGTCATCAATAATAGCGTCGTAGCATTCAGTGGCGGGACAGGCCAGCAGCTAAACCGCTGCGTGAATTGCCGCATTACCAACACCACAGTCCGCCGGTGCAATGAGAACGGGATCATGATAGGGGATAGTTCCAAGAATGCTTACGTAGGCATGAACGACGTCCGGCATATCGGGGTGATCCCTGGACAGGGAACCTACCGCCAGGGCGATAGCTACAAGGGCATCAACACCCGGGGAGTGAAGACCATCACCGAGCTTAACCGCGTACACGCCATCGGCTATGATGGGATTTTGGGGTATAACGACTCCTCTATCTCGTACAATGTCATCGACTCTACCAACTTTGTCACAGATGATGGGGCCGGCATTTACCATCTGGGATATGACGCAGATACAACCCGCGTCCATCTTATCCGGGGTAATGTGATATGGAATGCCGTGGGCGCAGCTGCGGGAACCAATAACCTTAGCTTTGCGCCAGCTTATGGGATATATGCCGACAACAACAACACTGGATGTAATGTGGATAGCAATACGATCTATTCCTGCGCTCAGGCCGGGATTTTCTTCCACAACACCCGCCGCAGCAATATCACGAACAATAACGTGTACGCCTGCAAATACCAGCTGGACTTCCAGGGCGATGACGCGACAAAACCCATACGGGCGAATACTATAAAGCATAATGTGTTGGGATTAGCAAACTCCAGTCAAAGCCTTTGGAATATCGCTTCTTTCAATAACATTTATTTTACGAAGACGATAGGGGCGATAGATAGCAATGCTTACGGTTACACGAACCTGTCGAGCACGCCGTTTCAATACTATCCCCCGCTTTCCCAGACCTACAAACAATGGGGCGACTCCATCACAGAGACCAACACAACGATCCTGAATGCGCCGGATGCCTTCGCCGTCAATACCGGATCTTCTGCTATGGCATTGCGATCTAACCCTTGCTATGGCGATGCCGCCGGAACGAACTACGTCGGCAATAGCTCGATCCCCCGGTATTCCAGCAAACTCCTGTTTCTCAAATCGCCGTGTACGCTTCCCTCCCCGGATGTCAGCATCTGGGACTTATCGCGGATAGCGGTGGACATACAGCCGTCTGTAGCGCTTACCCCTCATTCTTTTGTGTTCGCCAATACAGCCGGTAGTGCTTCGACGTCGCGAAGCCTTTCCTATACCTTCTATTCCACGCCCGTAAGCGCCGATACCATAACGACCCCATCCGGATTTGAGGCGTCTATCGATAACGGTAGTAACTGGGCCACTACTTTCAACGGGATTGCGTCCGGTACTGGGTCGGCCCTGATCAGGGTAGCAGCCTCAACTGCGGCCGGGACCTACGCGGGCAATGTGGTGCTGAAGTCAAAGACGACGAAAGCGGTTTATGTGTCGGCTGTAGTCAGCTCCGGAGGCTCATTAAGCGCCAGCCCCTCCAGTATTACCGGTCTGAACGGAACGGCGGGATCAGCAGGAACCGCCCAGACAGTGATGGTCACCTTTGCCGGAACGATGGTGACCGCTACTCCACCATCGAGCACAGAGATAAGCCAAGATGGAGGAGGTACATATAATGCGGTATCTCAGGTCTTTTCTACCGGTTCGCCCTTAAGCCTGAAGATACGGACAACGGCAGCGGCTTCGGCCGGGTCAGTATCCGGCAATCTGCATCTATCCGGAACAGGTGGAGCGACTGCGGTAGATGTGCCGGTAACTGGAACTATCAGCGCCGTTTCCTCTGCCCTATTTAATTTCAGCGCTTCGGCTTCGACCGTGTCGGGCGCGACCAATGCGTTCGGTGACCCAACTGCCAGCCCAACATTCACGGATGGCACAACAGGATGGCAGGTGAAGATGCAGGGTGCCAACTGGGTGAAGTTTGGGGGATCTAATTACGGCGGCGTAGCCAATGGCGCGACCGCGGCTTCCGGTGATGGGATATTCACCATGGCACAAATCAACTCGAACCTCTATAACATCAACAGTTATTCTTCCCCTGCTCCTCAAATAATTATCGATAAGTCAGGCGGACTTGCAGCGGGCACCTATGCCATCTATCTTTTGGGAAGCATACCGACGAGTGTTTTCGACAACTCGGGTAATATGGAGTTCCATGTGGTCTTTGGTTCGGGTAGTGACAACCATGCGTACGTTGATCCCAACGGGAAACCAGCATCCACCGGCAATATTACCACTTCTGGACCAGGTACGGTAACGAGCGGATCATTCACGGGGACGATTACAGCAGGGCAGACTATCAAGATCTGGGTGACGAAAGGAACCGCCGGCGGAAATCTGGGCGCGCTGGGATACATAAACGCGCTCAAAATTGTAAAAACGAATTAATGAGAAAACTTCTTTTCATACTTTTATTTTTTCCGGCGCTCGCGCATGCTCAATGGACAGGGTCCGGCGGCGAGTATGTGCCACTGTTGTTAAATACGGCCACTCACCGGGCATATACGCTCAATAATGGAGTGCCGACTATCGTAACAAGCCCAACTAACGTCTCACAGGTTATTGGAGGTCCGCATAGCGCTGCTTTGATTGATAATTTGGGAAACGTATGGGCAAAGGGACAGAACGGTAACGGTGTGGTCCCTTGTGGCTCTACCGCCGATCAAGCTAATTTTGTGATGTGCATGACCGATAACCTTGGAGCAACGCTAGATCCCGTGGTACAGGTCTTCCTAGGCGGTAACGGTAATCATGGATTGTTTTGGAATATATTCGCCGTCACCTCAACCGGTAAACTCTACGGAGCCGGTGAGATGGAGGGGTATGTACAGGGCGATGGAACAGCTGGAGATGCCATTAACACGAGGTGGGTCCGCATCGATGTAGGCGGCGAACTAGTTACGAAAATTCAGGGCGGCTATGGTATGCTTGCAATGACTTCTCTGGGTCACACGTATACATGGGGAGCAGATAAGGACCCCTATGTCAACGGTCAGGGGAACAGTGTAGGGAATGGTCCGGTGCAAATTTCTTTGGGCGCCGGGAGAACAGCAATTGATATCGCCAGCAATGGACTGGTCCATGTGATCGTCCTAGACAATGGTGACGAGCTGGCGACCAGCCAGCAATTCCTCAATGATTACACTGGATTATATCCGACAGCCACAACTAAGAACTTTCAAAATGTAACGGCTTTTTTGAATCTTCCAGCACACCCGAAAGCAGTCTCAATGAATAGCTCAACGACATATGCAATCCTGACAACAGGTGCATTATGGGCTTGGGGCGACAATTCTTGTGGCACCATCGGCAACGGTGATATGCTGGATTGGGGAGCGTACAAGTGTTGCCCAGGTCCCAGCAGCGGAAGTCCTGCTCGTTACGCTTATGACAATGGAAATCACGAACACATGGTGATCCACCCCGTCGAAGTCATACCCGGCAAACTGGATTGGATGAAAGTTATTGGAAGTCCGTCAAATTCCTGGTTCGCCTATGCCAATGACTCTTTGGGTAGGTTCTACACATGGGGGCGTAACAAGTTTGGACCCCTTGTTAACGGGATCATCGGCGCCAATCCAATCAACGGAGCTATTGGCGCAGCTTATCCGGATTCATATGAAGATCCTAATGTAACGGAGCGCTTCCCGGGCTCTATCACTTCTTATACAGAGAGCACTAGTCAGTATTGCATTCTGAATCCGTCAGGAACACCGTGCAATACTTATTCAATCCCGACAAACACAAAACCAACTTCTGTATTTACGGCCACGTATATCGGAAATGGCAAGGTCGTCCTGGATAATTCAGCGTCTACGGATAATGTCCGAATTGTTTACAGGATTTTTTCTCAGACGGCCGGCACATCGCTACTGCTAAGAGTTCGAACAGGGGAAACTGACACTCTTACCGGCGCGACGCCGGGTGTCTATACCTTCAAATCGGTAATTAGGGACAATGGCTGGCTTTCTGATTCATCGACGGCCACCGTGACAGTATCAGACGGAACCCCGCCAACCGTAACCCCCGGAGGCCCCTACACAATTACGCTTCCCACCAACTCCCAGGTGATAACCGTCACAGCTACCGGCAACGGCGGAGCCACGATCACGGGCTATGCGTGGACAAAGACGTCAGGACCCGGCGCGACAACCATCACTGGAAATACAACCAGAACGCCGACGGTATCAGGATTGCAGCAAGGAGCCTATGTCTTTAATTGTGTCGTGACTGATAGTAACGGCAGCACGACCGGCGCGGACGTAAGCGTAACGGTGAACCCGGCAAGCTGCACAAATTGTGTCACCCTTCCAATACGAGTAAAATTAAACTAATATGAAGAAGATCATCCTATCAATTTCGATTCTTATCTCGCTCGCGGCTTCCGCTCAAACCAGTTCGCAGCTGGGGGAGCTATTCTACTTCCTTCCTGTATCCGGCGCTCAGCGGGTGCATTCGTCTGATTCCGTGAATGTGTTTGCCACGCTGGTAACCAGCAGTACCATTACCAGCATGACCGTTGCGCAGACCGGAGGGCCTACTGTGACTATCCCAGCCGGCCAGCCGGTTTATACGTCCGGGGTGCTTGCTGTGCGAAACTTCTGGCTGCAAGGCCTTGCGCCGGGGGCGTACACCTTCAAGTTTACAGGCGTCACTCAATCGGGTAGTACGGGATCATTCACGGAGACCGTGACCGTTATCCCGGATGTTGTCTGCCCGCCTGTGCCCGCGCAGAGGGTAGCTACTTCGGTAACCTTCACGATCAACGGCGTAGCGGTAACGGTGCCGGCAACAGGGCTGAAGATTACTTATAACAATGGATCATCTCAATAAACGATCTCAAAAGCATTTTTATGCAACGATTAAATATCGCTACACTGATTCTGGATGACGACCGGGACATGCTCATGTTCATTGAGGATGCCCTGAAAGAAAACCATATCACTAACTACCACCTCTTCCAGGAGGATGCCTCTTTTTTGGAAAAGATTGGGGAGAATATGCACATTCTTGTGATCGATCACCACCTGAATGCAGGACTTACGGGCCTGGACGTGATGGCACGGGCGATTGAAAAGAACCCAAATGTTTTTGTGATCGCCATGTCCGGCACGAGTGACCCCCAGCTGATCGTCGACTACCTGAATGGCGGATGCAACCGGTTTATCTTAAAAGAGCGCAAAGATTATCTGCATAAACTGGTGGAATACATCAAAGCGGGGATAGATCGATTCATGAGGGATATGGAATTTTTCCGACGCCAGGAACAGCATTTAGGTTTCACCATACCCACAAATTAGAAAGAAGATGGATCCGAATCTTGTCAAAGCTATTGCTCAGTTCCTGGGAAGCCTGGGGATTACCATATTCACAGTCATGCGCATGATGGTAGCCAAGGTTAGTAAGATGGCCGAACGGATGCTAAAGCTTGAAGAGCAGGTCAGGCATAACCGGGAATTGATCGAGACAGAGGTTGAAAATATGAAGGAGAAAATTCAGAGTGAGCGGCTGGATTTCAAGGAGCGCTTGAAGGAAATCACCGACTACATGTATAACCGACCTCGTTAAAATACACATCATGAAAAAAGTAAAAATTGTCCATGTCGCGCTGGTTGCCGGCGCGCTGTTTTCATTTCAGAGCCCCATGGGCGACTCCGTGCAGGCTGACCAGGTTACGCAGCGAACAGTGGAGTCCTATGCAGATAGCGTCCATAATACGGACAGCGTGATCAAGGTGGCGGTGCAGACTACGGCCGAGACCATCGCGCCGGCGGATACAACCGTAGGGCCGTTTAAACTGCCGACCTGGTTATTGACCCTTTTGACTGCAATTAGCGCCGGGGCAACCTTCGCCCAATGGCTGCTCAAAAGAATCCCGACGGATGTAAGCATTAAGATCCCGGGTTGGGTGGGAGTTGTGCTCGACGCGCTCACTTTCTGGCAACCTGATAAAAGCACAGCTGTCCGGCCTACTGCCCCTCCGCCTGTTCAAAATGGCGTTGAGAAGCCAGCGCTAAAGGACCTGCAGAACCATTAGTAATTACTTTCCTCATTTATAAAAAACATCTATGCGTTTCAAAATCTTCCTTTCGCTGATCGCTATTATTACTTTCGCCAGCTGCTCGGCGCAGTCTTTCTTTAAGCCCATACCAAAGCAGCCGCAGCGGGCTCGCTTTATTCAGGTCTATGGCGACTCTGTTATTGCCTCTCCATCTGTGCCCACTACGACAGCCTTCCGCCCGATATTGAATGCGGTTACGTATTCCGAACCCGATCATATCGCAATGGCAGGGATAGGGGTGTCCTATCAGTGGCTGAAATACAATAACACTACTCAGAAATGGGAGACGACGTTTGCCATCAATGGACTTTTTTACGGTGGCGCGGGGCTGGCGTCGCCGAATCAGGGTATATATGCGGCCGGGCCTTCCATAAGCCTGTTAAACGGATTCATCTCCTTTGGCGGGGCCTACAACTTCACAACTAAGAAGATTGGGCCCACCCTGGGAATTAATGTTCAGCTTAACAACTAAAAACTATGCGCATTTCAGACAAGGGATTGGATCTCATTAAGTACATGGAGGGTTGTATCCTGCATCCGTATCTCGACCAGGCGGGCGTTCCCACGATCGGGTGGGGATCGACAATATACTCCACTGGAGACCATGTCTCAATGCAGGACAGGCGATTAACTCAGGATCAGGCTGACAAGCTGTTGGACTGGCAAGTCGCTGTTGTAGCCCTTGCCGTCACAAAGATGACGCCGGGTGGGTTAAACCAAAACCAGTTCGACGCCCTGGTCGACTTCGCTTACAATGTCGGATTGGGGGCGCTCAAGGGATCCACCGCACTGAAGCTGATTATGGCGAACCCAAATGATCCAGGCATCGCGACCGCCCTGAAATTGTGGAACAAGATACATGTGGATGGCGCTCTGGTGGTGTGCGAGGACCTGGTGAAGCGCAGGCAGAAAGAGGTCGAATTATATTTTTCCTAATTCAATATTCGATCATGGGCATGGCAGTAATAGTTTTTGTGCTCGTCGGGGCAGTCGGGTTAATCTGGCTGCTTGGACCCATGTTCCGGCCAAAAGAGGCAAGGACGCAATTTGTTTTAACAACAATTATTTATAAACACTTAAAATTCGAGGGAATTATTATGAGTAGCAAGCTTAACATCAAGGAGTTCGTAAAAGGCACTTTCGGAATCGTAAAGCACGATGACCAAACTCCCATTGAGGCGACTTTCGCCAATGAAAAATTCACATCAGCGGACGAGACGATCGCAAAGGTCGCTCAGGATCCGACAGACACTGCCGATACGGCGATCGTAGATATCGAAGGGGTCGCTGAGGGCGAGACAGATATAACCGTTGAAGTTGACGCGACTTACGTGGATCCCATCACGCTGCAGGAAGTGACAAAGCATAAGACCGCCATTGTGCATGTCACAATCTCAGCGCCGACAAGTGACACAGAAACAGACCTGGTTGTTACACTCGGCGATCCACAGCCCGTTGTTGATCAATCCGCGCAGTAACCCATCAGGGTTTTTTCTCATAAGCAGTTAGTTACCCCGGCCTGTTCTCAGGCTGGGTTTTTTTTGAGGGAACAAGCATTAACCCCTTAAAAAAATAGACCATGTCACAAATCAGAATGAGGCCTCCGCTGACTTACTATGGCGGAAAGCAGAAATTAGCCAGTGAAATAATTTCCCGTATCCCCGAACACACGCTTTACGCTTCGGTTTTCGCCGGCGGCGCTGCTGAGTTCTTTGCAAAGGAGCCCAGCGAGATCGAGATCCTCAACGACACCAACAAGGAGGTGATGAATTTCTACCAGGTGGTAAAGACGAAATTCATCGACCTGGAGAAGATGATCAAGATCAGCCTGCACAGCAGAGATCTCCACCGCGATGCCGGCATTATCTATGGCGCCCCGCATCTGTTCACCGATATCCAGCGGGCGTGGGCCGTCTGGATCCTGGCCGCCCAAAGTTTCTCCAGCATGCTCGATGGCACCTGGGGATACGACAAGACGCGAAACCAGACCAGTAAGAAAGTCGAGAGCAAGAAAGTCTCTTTCACCGAAGACTACGCCATCCGCCTGCAGAACGTCCAGCTGGAGTGTGCCAATGCCATTTATATCATTCAAAGTAGGGATACCGTCAACAGCTTTTTCTATTGCGATCCCCCATACTTCAACTCGGACTGCGGGCATTATGGCGGATACTCAAGGAGTGATTTTTTAGGGCTTTTGAATAGCCTGGCCCAGATTGAGGGGAGATTCCTGCTTTCGTCATATCCCTCGCCCGAGCTGGCTGAATTTGTCAAGGCCCGAAATTGGCAAATTGTCGAATTCGAGCAGACGGTGTCAGTCAATGCAAAGGGAAAGAACGGGAAGAAGAAAATCGAAGTCCTGACGGCCAACTATCCAATTTAACGAAGGATGCCTTCCAAACCAGGGAGGCATCCTTTTTTTGAACGCTGTTCCCAATCTTCCTTTTACCTTAGAGGAATGGCAATTCCTTTCGACACCATACGTCTGGACATTAAAGAAAAGCGAATCAACCGCATAAACCAGCTGTTTGACTATGGAACTATTTCAGAATGGAAAGATGCCACCGGGTTTCGAAAAGGGGTAATAGAAAGCTTGTTGGAAGATTCAAAACGATTTCAATTCAGGCATATTTTTAAAATAGCCGACAACAGTGGGATCAAGGAAAGTACAATAAGACGCCTCGTCCAGGGGCAAAAAAGCTACAATTTTATTGCGAAGCGATTGGCGCGTAAAAAAGATCTGCCCGAGTAAGAACATCCCGATATGAAGTATTACCTGGTACGGGTGAAAATGAAATGGGGGGAAATTAAGAGAGCAGTCCGGCCCAGCGACATCGAGGCGGCGGTGCTGCGGGAAAAGGACTTTGAGCAAAAAGCCGAAACGGGTTTTGGGAAAGACAACATTTCAGAGGTGCAGGTAGTAAAGCTTCCCGAGGACCACCCTGAGGTGATTGCCTATAAAAATGCCAATCCAGGCAAATAATGACCGGGCGGCCGGAGCCGCCTCGGCCTGAAGGAACAAGCTATTTAGTAAATCAATAAATCGGCAAGTGGAATCTCCAGAGCCTCAGCGAGAGTAATAATCATGGTAAGCTTTGGATTTGAAACACCTTTCTCGATCCTTTGGATCGAAGAGTGGTCGACATCCGCCAAATGGGCAAGGTCTCGCAGGCTCAGATTTTTCTCTTTTCGAATTTTTTCTAAGTTTTTACCGAAATTCTTGATTACCTGCGCCTCACGCTTGGAATTCATTGCCGGAATATCAACGAATTGCCGATTATTTTTGTATGCGTGTACGCAACACTTTCCCAAAAAACTCGTATATTAGCTTCTTAGGATAAGGTTTAATGGTTATGGAATGATTAGTGATGGAGACGGACCCGGCGGTTGGAATTCTATGGGACGTCTTGGCTCCGGATCTCGCCCGCAATGCGACCTAAATTAGTAGCAAATTTCTTTAGCCCCCACTGTAGAAATACATGGGGGCTTATTTTTTGGGGTAGGCCCGATTAGTAGCCGCATCCGGAACCGCGAAAAATGAGAGCCCCGGCTGACAGCTCAGCGGGGCTCTTTTAATTATGCAAAAGGGTTGTTGATCTTCTTCAGCTCTTCGTGTTTGCGGTTTGCCCGATCTGTGTCATATATATTTATGACCATTGCCGTACTCTTATGAGCGTTGTGATCAGCTGCTGCCTGGTCGCCAGCGATGGCTGCTGTTTCCCCGGTATTGCTATGCTTCAGGCTATAGATATCGGCTTCAATGCCCAGCGCATCTTTTACCCATCGACGCCATCTTTTGGTAATCTGTCGCGGGTTTATTGGCTGCGGGCCTGGACGCAAACCTTCACTGAAAAGGAAATCTTCCGGGCCGGCTTGATCCAAGATCTCCTGCCACAGATCCTTCACGATATCTTTTACTGTCCCGACTTCCTCGGAGTATGCCCTTCCTTTCTTCACCATTCGAATAAACCGCTGAAATCCCGTATTATGTTTCTTTTGGACAAGCAATATCTCCGACTCCCTGCAGCCGCTATGAAAGAAAATATGCATGAACCGCCAAAAAGCATAGGCTTCTCCCCTCGTTTTGGGGTTTCGATACAAAAAGGCCAGCTGCCGGAGGTGGGCGTCTATTTTTAGGCGCTCCTCATCTGTAAGGGTCTTCCTGATTCGCTTTACTCTTTTCTTTGGCTTTATCTGGCCGGCTACAGGGTTCTGCTCTATGGCGCCATATTCTATCAGTTCTGAGAACAGGATCATCAGGTTTGATCGGTATTTATTGTATTTATGGGCGCTCCAGATGGCGAATCCGGTTTTTGGGTCTAACTCGCATTTTGTTTTTATCACCTCGCGGGTTTCCGGATCCACCCTGGAAGTGATCTCCCTGCATTTGTCCAATATAGGCCGGATATGTTTCGGCAATACCTCGCAGACAGGCAGGTTCTCCCATCCAAGATGAATGACTGCTATTGGGATCCAATACAGCATGCTTTTGATGTCAGCCTTGGTCGTCGGGGCCACGGTCAATTTCTCGTAGGCCAGCTGCAACGCAATGTTCAGGGGCGTATATTCTTCGATAATGCCGGCATCTCCGGATCTGGTATAGGAATCTGTTCGAGGGTTGTAGCCGGCTTTGAGCTTTTCTGCTTCCTTATCCAGGAGATAGCTGGTGATCTGCCGCCTTTCTTCCGCGGTCTTGTACTCATTCATGCCTTTCATAAGGACCTGTTTTCCTCCCGGCTTGCCGCCCGGCTCATAAAATCGATAATAGAAGTACCAGGTGCTGGTGACCTTTTCTGTTGTTTTCCAATTTGCTGGGGAAATGACAGGCATGCTCATTGAGCACCCTCCAGGGAGTTTGATGCGCTCGTTGCGCTTGACGGGCTTTTTTTTCAT